ATGTACAGGTGGCTCACAGGTGGGCTGGTCGCAGGGGGCCTGGCGGCGGCCGGTTTGGCGCTGGCCGCGCCGTCCAGCGCCGGGTGCGAGACCCAGCCGTTCGCGCAGTACTGCGACGGCCCGATCCGTCCAGACGGCACCTGGGACCGGTGTTTCTCGACACAGCCGCAGGCCATCAACGGCCAGTACGGACAGATCACTGGATGGGTGCCATCTGTCGGCCGCTGCTACCCCGTCGACCCGAACGCCTGGCCACCGACGCCGCTGGGCCAGCCGCAGTACCACATCTACCCATGACGGGCCTCCGCGTCATCGCCGTGCCCGCCGCGATCACCGCGCTGGCGCTTCTTGTTGCCTGCAGCCAGCCCACCCAGCAACCCGCGGCCACCACCGTCACGGTCACCACTGAACGCGGGCCCGAGCAACCGCCGGTGGCGCCGACGGGCGAGCCTCGACGCGACGCTAGCGGCGCGATGCTCAAAGCGATCGGTGAAGGCGCCGGTGTCGGGTGCCCATCACCGACCGCGCCGTGCGATCTGGAGTTCACCGTCACGGCGATCGAACCGGGATATCAGTGCTCGGATCCCTACCAGATTTCACCGCTCGCTCCCGGGCAGCAATATCTGCGGTACTCGGTTGATGGTCAGGCAGCGAACAAGCTTGAGTGGTCTGGTTCGGCCGACGCCCTGCGTATCAACAACTGGGCCATCGAGGATGGCGATGGCGTTCTGCATCGCGACCTCGATATTGCGTCGCCCTGCACAGAGCACGCCGACGCCGTACTTCAGACGTTCGTCCCGGGAACTCGCATGCGGGGCACCGTAACGGTGATTGCCCCCGCCTCGGCGAAAGAGCTCAGGCTCATCGTTGGGGACATGTCCTGGGTATGGCCGATCTCCCCGAAGACCTAGCGCGCCACGATATCTGAGCAAGAGTGGACTTCTACCCACCCCAAGGAACCGGAGGCACACATGGCTCAAGGTAAAGCGGCAGAAGCGCAGAGCTCGGCGCGCCTAGCTAGACACGCAGCCAGTAACGAGTACGAGCGGCGCATGGCAATTGCTGTCGAGAGGTTAGCCGAGGCCGTTGGAGACATCGCCCTCAAGGTGCACCACATGAGCTAGGTGCGACGGTTGCGCCACGCCAGAGTAAACGCCAGCGCGATGGATGCTGCGCTGTCCGCGATGCCGATCCAGCACATCGCGTAGACCGCGGCCACGGTGTCAGGCCGCTGCTGGTATCGCGGCGGCGATGGCGCCGAGGTGGTCGACTGCGTACTGGATCCCGGTGCGACCGTCGGCAGTGACAGGCCGCCATTCGTAGGTGATGTGCGGACCGGTCGGCGGATTCTGGGCCACGAACTGCAACGCCACGGCGACACTCTTCGCCAGGGCGCCGACGTTCAGCGGGTTGGTCAGCAGCTCCAGGACTTGCTCGGCCAAGCCGCCCTTTCCGGTGAGCGCGGCCAGCACTGCGGTGGCGGCGTTGATGTCGAGGCCGAGTTGGATCGCCGCCATGTAGCAGGCGGTGATGTTGTCGCCCGCCTGGCCGATCGGCACCGAGGTGTACATGTCGCCCGGGTTGCCGATGTCGACCCACGTGGCCGGGAGGTCGGCGGGCAGGCGCTTGGCGGCGATGCCGCGGCCGCCCGGGTCGACGAGGCCGGACCCGGTGTGGCCTTGCCCGCGCATCGGGTTGCCGATCGTGTAGCCGCCGACGAAGTTGCGCCGCAGGTGATACAGGCGGCCGCCCGGGGTGATGATCTCCAGCAGCACGCGTGACGCCGCCTCGGCGCCCTGGGAGTAGCCGCCGAGCCCGAACGTCTGCAGCGGGTGCGCCAAGATCCACTCGATCGCCCACTCCACCGCGATGTCGACGGACTTCGCGTAGCTCGGGGCGTTCGGGTTGGGTGCGCCGATGAACCCGAAGCTCCACGGTGCCTGGACGGGTACCTCGAACACCGGTGCGTCCAACGTGTCCGCAGCACCGGCCACGACCCACGATGGATAGCCGGAGCCGGGCGCGGCCCAGGTGCCGGCGAACGTCAGGATCGCGTGCCGCACGAACTCGACGCCGCGGCGCCCGGCCAGCAGCTCGGCCATGCCGGTCATAGCCACACCACCGCGGCGACGTTGATCAGCATGTGGAGCACGTTGTCGGCGATGATGAGCAGCCACACGGCCAGCCAGTCGGGGCGGTCTGCGCCGTGGCCAGTCGGGGTGTGCGGCGGCCGGAAGGCACTGGGGGCGAACTGATTCTTGAACCACACGACGTGCCGAGCCAGCCGATACCGGTCGATCACGGCGTGCGTGCTGATGATCACGAGCAGCGCCAGCGGCGACTGGGTGACGAACAGGAACGGGATGCCGTACGTCAGCGCGTGCGCGACTGCTGGCCACCACCGCTTCGTCTTCTCCTGGGCCATCCAATCGGACTGGATCAGGTAATCGCCGAACATGTGCGCCAGGCCGGCGGTCGCGATGGCCGCCGCGATGCTCATCGCTACTTGGCCTTGAGCGCGTCGCTGGCCGGGCTGGTGGACTGTCCGGCGGCCTTGCGGCGGGCGATGAGGTCCTCCATCAGCTCGATCATCACGTCCCCGTGGTCCCGGACGATGCCGTCGGAAAAGTCGTTGCGCCAGGCGATCTGCTCACCGATGGTGACGGTCTGCTCGTCGCTGTCGGTGTGGCCGTTCTGCCAGCTGCCGTCCGGCTGGACACGACCCCACGGGCCGCGCGCCGGGTCCTTCACGATGCTGTTGAACGGGCGAGCGAAACGGGAGAACACGAACCGCCACGGCTGCGGCCAGCCGGACCGCTTGGCGGGGTCGGACGGTGGGAACACACCGCGGGACTGGGCTTCGAGCTCTTCGGCTGCGGACATGGTGATTTCTCCTGACTGTGGTGGGGTTTCGAGGTTGAGAAGTTGGCGGAGCTGCGTGGGTGTGCCGCGGAACGCGTTGGCGTCGACCGATTTCCCGGCCACTAGGGCACGGTCGGTGAACTGCAGAATGTCGGGCGTACGGCCGCCGTACGCGCCCCACATCGCCCAGGAGTTGCCTGGGTACAGCACCGACGCGTATCCGCTGCCAGAGACGTACTCGGAGCGGATGAGGCCCGGCACCTGCGACAGGTCCGGCTTGCCGATCTGCGCCCAATACCAGTCGGGGATATACGACAGCGCGACTCGCACCCCGAGCTTCTCGATCTCGGCCTTGACTGCCCAGAACTGGGCGATGTCACCGGATCCGGCTTCGAAGTCGAGCATGGCGGGGATGGACTTGTCGCCGAGCTGGTCGACGAACAGACGGGCCTGGGCCGCCGGGTCGCCGGTGCGGACGTAGTGGTAGCCGGCCAGGATCAGGCCGAGCCGCCGAGCGTCGTCACGCGTCTTGGGCCAGAACGGGTCCCGGTAGCTCGCGCCCTCGGACACCTTGGCGAACACGAAGTCGAACCCCTCGGCTTTGACGCGGTCGAGGTCCATCACGCCCTGGTGGTTGGAGATGTCGATGCCGTAGGTGACGGCGTTGGGGTCCGGCGCCACTTCGGTGCCGTCCTCGGTGATCGGGCCGGGTAGGTAAGCCCAGTCGTTCGCGTACCCCGTGTCATAGACAGAGCGGGCTTGGTTGCCGGTGACGCAGCCGTCGGTGCCGTTGGATTCCATTCGGACGCCGTCGACTTCGATCCACATGTGCGAGTTGGCACCGCCGCCGGGCCCGTGGTGGATGGCGATCTTCACCGCGGCGTCGGCCGGGAAGTCGTTGGGGTGCGCGACGGTGATGGTGCCAAACGGTCCGCGGTCCCCCACCTCGATGGGGCGCCACGATTCGGTGGTGATCCACGCGCCGGTCGCCGGGTCGATGCGTCGCCACTGCATGGCCTCGCCGTAGATCACGCCGTTGAGCCCGTGAGCGGCCAGCGCGGAGCAGTCGCAGCCCTGCCGCACGTTGGTCTTGGACCACTCGCCGCCGTAGATGTAGTCGTTGCCGACGCGTTCCCGGAAGCGGGCCTTGAGGTACTCGACCGCAGCGCGCGCCGGCATCAGCGGCCACCGCCGAACAGGCCACCGAGGTTGGGCAGCCGGCCGGCGAACTGCTGCAACTGGGCCACCACGTTGGTGAGGGCGCCGAGGTCGGGCAAGTGACCGGCGAGCATCGGTGCGAGACGACGCGCCAGGCTGTCGAGGACCTGGTCATCGAGCTGGCCGGGGATGACGTTGGTGGCCTTGTCGACGAGGGACGGCAACACCTCGGCCGCCTGCTCCCGCACGAACTTGGTTGCTGAGTCGATGTCGTCGCGGTTGGCGGGGTCCTTCAACCACTCCACCGCGTAGTCGAAGATGGCTTTTCCGAGGATGGGCACGAGCGATGCGAGCAGTTTTCCGAGCACGACACCGGACGGTAAAGCTGCAGGGTGCAAGCCCTATCCGGCCACAATCCAATCGATCGTCGGCGAGAACCGGCGCGGCCCAAGCGCATCCTTCGACGCATCCACCCGGGCACCGATACTGCGGTAGCCCGCGCCCTTCGCCGCGGTGCCGGCGTTGTCCGGCCACTCCCCCGCGAACTTGCCATTGCGGCGCAACGTGTGCAGGTTCCCCACACCTGACAGGCGGCAGATGTCGCCGGCAGCGTAGGCGCCGCAGTCCGGAACCATGATGGTGTCGGTGCCGGCGACGCGGCGCACGATCGCCAGCTTGGAGTTGAGCAGCTCGACACCGACGCCGTGCGTGAAAGCACCGTTGGACACCCGCGCGAACACCTGCGTGCGGTGCTGCGTGTTAGTGATGCTGTTGCCGGAACCCTGCGAGCCGATACGGAATTCGAGGTAATAGTCATCGGCACCGGTCGTGCCGGTGTTGAGCCGCACGCGGTCGGTCTTGAGGGCCGCGGCCAGCAACCCGTCGGGAATGTCGAGGCGAAGCGACCCGTCCACGATGCCAGCCACATAGTCGCTCGCCGGGCCGTAGTGAACCCAGTTGGCGCCGAGATCATCTCGGTCGAAGTAGTCCCCAAGTGACGATGTCGACCAGAGCAGTTGACCATCGCGGCGGATCTCGACGATGTCCTGTCCGTCGCGTTTGATGGTGACGATCCCCGGGATGGGCATCAGCCAGCTCGCAGCATGTAGGTGACGCCCGGCACCGGCGTGATGGCTGCGTACTCGGTTTGAGTCATGAACACCATCGGCGCATCGACAGGGTTGCCATCCTTGTCGTAGGCGGTGACGACACCCAGACCTGCCTTGGCTGCGGTGACCGCGTCGTCGTCGAGCTTGGGGGTGGTGACGGCGCCGGGGGCGAGGTTGACGGCTTCCACACCGTTGGTGGCGATCTTCTCTGTGGTGGCTGCCCCGTCGGCGAGCTTCGGGCCCGTGACGGCTTTCTCGGCCAGCTTCGCTGTGGTGACAGCCCCGTTGACCAGCCCGGACGGTGCGACCTCGGCGATCTCCTGCTGCATCTGCGGCGCCAGCCGTTCACCGACTGGCTTCGACAGATCGAGGAACGGAACCAACGTCGACATGCCCCGCAGGTTATGGGCCCAGCGTGCAGCTACCGCATCCCCGACATCGCCCGCGTGAACGCATCGAACGACGCCTCCACCTCACCAGGCGTGAAGCCCTCGGGAGGTTTGACCTGCGCCCGATAGTCCTTGCCGTTCAGGCGTTCCGCCCCTTCCGGCTCGGGCGCATACAGCCGGTCCATCAGGTCCTCGCGGGCCAGCCGATCCCGATCCTTATCGCCCGTGCTGGCCGTGCCCTCCAGCGCGAGTGTTTCGATCTCATCGATGACGGCGTGCATGTGCGGTAGTTCCCGCATCGGGTCAGCGATTCCGTCCGACCGCATCCGCTGTCGAACGGTTCGCCAGTGCGTGCCGGCCATCACCGCCAGGATGATCACGGCGACATAGGGGCGTGCGGTGCCCCAGGTCGCCAGCCCGCGCGCCACGCGCGTGGTGGTGTCGCCGGGGAGTTCGTCGGCCATCATGGCTGACAGCAGCCGCTCAAACTCGCCGTCGTCGAGGTGGTCCCGGACGAATTGGGTCAGGTGGCGGTGCCGTTCCTCCGGGGTGATCTTCGGGTTGCCTGACATTGCCAGCGCGGCCGCCGATCTCGGCATCGGCCGACGGGCCTTCACGACGCCGACGTCCGGCACATCGAGGTCCAACACCGGGCCCGTCAGCGGCGCCAGCACGGCGTCGCCCAGCATGTCGTCGAAGCCCTCGGGCGGATCAAACATCTGGGCTGGCTCAGATGACGGGGGTGCCGGGCACCAGCACCGACAGGGCGATCGCGCGCCCGGACCACTGGGGTTCCTTGGTCGGGGTGAACGACCGGTCCAGCGTGGGCCGCGGCGGACTGGCGAGCGCGGCGACCGCCATCGTGGAGCCGGTGGCGTCGACGTCGGACAGCGCGGTCATGCCGGCCGGGGGTGCCTGGTTGATCGGCGCCTGCAGCGGCGTGTGAGCGATGTGGGAGGCGCACAACAGCAGCTGACCGCGGCTGTCGATGCTGGGGCACACGTGGCCGCCGTCGCCGCGTTCCCAGAACCGCCGGGACAGGGTGGAGGCGAATCGCCACTCGGTGAAGTCCGTGGAGGCGTCGCGCAGCACCACGAGCGTGACGATCTCCTCGGCCAGCACGCCGGTGGTGAAGTGGTAGGAAGCCGGTTCGGCTGCCGACGCGATGCGGCCGTACACCTTCATGTGGACGTCGCCGATGCCCATCAGTCCGTCATTGCGGACATGCAGCTCGGTCCAACCGGATTCGGACGGGGTGATGTCGGAGGCCAGGCCGATGTTGTTCGCCACGATCGCCAACATGGCGTCGCCCGCCGCTGTTCCGGCCGGCACATCGACGTCGGTGGGGAACGTGTTGTTGGTGGAGTGCTCCACCCCCACGACCGTGGGGACCGGCCGTGACGGCAGCGGACCGCCTGCAACGCTGGGGATTCCGAACAGGTCGACGCGTGTATCGCCGGAGATGAACAACGACTCGGTGTTCTGGTCGCCGCCGTCGATGGTGGTGTTCTCCCAGAAATCGCTGACGAATCGGACGGTCACGCGCGCGAAGAACGTCTCCCCCGGCGCCACCATCGGCCACCCGGGGGTCTGCGGCATCAACGGTGCGCTCTGGCTGTTTTGCCGCACTTCGTGCACACCGAAGCTGGTACCCAATGCGAGGGTTCCGCCCTTGCCGATGTCCATGCCGCACCCGAACCGCGACACCTCCACCATGTCGAAACTCGCTGGTGGCGTCGCGGTGGGTCGGATGTCGATGCCGTGCGAGGTGACGAGGTAGCCGCGGGACCGGGCCTGCAATGTCACCTGTGCGCCGGCCCGGGTCACGAGACCGTAAACCTGCTGCGGCACTGGGCTGTTGTTCGTCCACTGAATGTCGACGCTGTGCACCAGGTCTGCTTTGTTGCCGCCACCGCTCGTGTCGTAGCTGCGGGATACCGATGTGGCTGTCCGGCTGGCCAGCTGGCGGTATTGCGTCCATGGCTGCGGTTCGATCGCTTCGTCGACGATCGCGAAGTGCTCACTGTTGGCGCCGCTCATGCCGAACCCACCGGGGTGGCAAATACCAGCAGGCGGGCCCAGCGGGCGTGCGCTTCCCACCGCGACTCGAACTCGCTGGCCGACGTCCACACGCCGGGAGTCTGGACCGCGGCGAGGTAGCGGAAGTGCAGCGAATGCTTCGCCGGCAGGACGCCGATCGGCACCCACGCCTGCGAGCCGTCACCGTCGATGAACAGGCGCCCGTATTTCAGGTCCTCCGCGCGGGCCTCCGGCCGGTCGACCTGGGCGCGGCCACCGAACGCGTCCTGAACGATGCTGGGGTAGTCGGCGGTGGGGCTGACACCCTGCGCGTGCGACCAGGCGTCGTGGATCACGACGGTGCCGGGGTTCTGCGCGACGATGCTGCGCGGTGCTCTATTGACCTGCACGGCAACGACTTGCGGGTCACCGGTGTTGTTGTACCAGTCTATGTCGCCGCTGATCATCGTCACCGGGTCGGGGGCGCGGCTGATCGTGCCGTCCTTGGTGGATTCGAGGAATCGTTCGGCGACAATGCGGGGAAACCAGTGCCGCGCCATGTCGAGACCGTCGACCGTGGCCAGCATCCCCTCCATGGTGCAGGGTTTGACGGTCATCGCCGACCCCTCCAGTAGCGGATCCACGCCACGCCCCAGGACGCGACGTAAACCGCCGGCCAGACCGCGATCCCGATCAGGATGCCCACGAGCAGGTTCATCCGGTCACCACATTTCCTTGCTGTCCGAACGCGATCAGTTGTAGCCGAGCCCAATTCGCTTTCGCCTCATGCTTCGGGCTGTTCTTGTTCGCGTTGTCGCTCCACGGCGGCGGCGTCCACACGTAGCAGCGGTACCAGGCCTTGAACGACTGGCCGGGCCCGATCGGGTAGGGCACCCACTCGTCGACCATGTTGGTGTCGGTCCACATCCACTGCTGCCCTGGCTGAGGCTCGGCGACACTGTTGGTGCCCAGGTCGATCGCGGATCCGGTCTGCCCGTTGAAGATTCCCGACGTGATCGGCGGTCCGGGTTCGGCGTCCATCGCGTAGGTCCAGCGGTCACGGAACTGAATCGCGTTCGGGTTGCTGGTCAGCCAGTAGCGCGGGCCGCGGACCACGCGGATCAACAACTGCTGCTCGAGCGGAGTTTCATTGCGCCACCCAGCTTTGATGTCGATCAGCAGCTTTCCCGGCAGCGCAGTGGTCGGGTATACCTTCCCGTCACCACCCGAATTGCCCCGCACATCAGCAACGAGACGCGGCACCGCCCACGGCTGCAAACGGAGCTGTCCGGCGTCGTCGGTGGTGAGGTTCTCCCCGATGCAGACGTTCGGCTCGGTGTACTCCGTGATCGCCACGGCGGTGAGGTTACGGAGCGGCGGTGCGGCTACACGGGCGTCCAGGAGCGCGGCGGTGAGGTCACCAACTGGAAGTTGCGGGTCAGCACGTTGCCGTTGTTGACACGACGCATCTCAGCCAACGTCTGGCGCGCCTCGGCCTCCGACCCGAACACCGTCACCGTGATCTGCCACGCCGCCGGGTCGGCCAGAGCTTCATCGAGCAGCGCGGCGTGGACCCGAACCGCTTCCTCGAACGCGATGAGCAGTTCGGCGTACTGATCCTGCAATTCCTGGTCGGCGTCAGGGGCCGGTGGTATCGGCGCGACCGGGGTGTTGGTGGTGACCGACTCGGGCGGCGTCGCTACCTCCCACTGCACGCCCCACTGGATCTCGTTGTCAGCCATGGTGTCTCCTACGATGCGATCGGCGAGAAGGACAGCGGCGCGGTGGTGACGCGGATGATGTCACCGGACACACCACCTTTTGCGACCGAAGCATCTGCACTCCACAGCGCGTTGCCTCCGCTGGCCGTGTCCCAGAACGATCCGTGGGTGACGGTGTTGGTGCCGCCCAGGGTGTGTTCGGGGGTGTTGGACAGTGCGATCGCGCCGGACGCCGCCGCCGCGAATGAGCAGGCGTACCGCGTGGTGTTGGTCGCGACGTTCGAGCTGCAGGCGGCGCCGGGTTGGCCGGTGTGCGCTTGGAAGTACACCACCGCGGGTGGTGTGTAGGCGACGTTGCGGCACACGTGATCGAGGAGCTTGTTCGCCAGATAAGCGGTGATACCGGTGTTGGCCACGCGGTCATAGTGGTTGAGCCGCGTGCAGTTACTGGTACGCCCGGAAAGCTGCGAGGCCGGGGGCTCCTACGCCACCTGCGCCGCCGAAGCTCGCGCCGCCGGCGCCGCCGCCGCCGGGTGGGTTGCCCGCTGCGCCGTTGGTCGACTGTGTGCCGCCGCCGTAGTACGGCTGGCCGTTGTAGTTGTAGTTTCCGGGTGAGCGGCCGACGTTGTCTGATGTGCCGGTTGCGTTCGCGATGCCGCCCGCTCCGCCCGCGCCTGATAGACCGGCCCAGCCGGTGGCGGCCGCGGTCGTGGCGGTGCCCGCTTGGCCTGCTGTGCCGGTGAATCCACCGGATCCACGTGGACCGCCGGTTCCGACCGTTCCGGTGATCTGGGCGACTGCCCATGCAATTGTGGTGCCGCGCTGGATGGTGCCAGCGGCCCATGAGCCTGCCTCGCCGGGGTATCCCTTGAGTGTGTAGAACGTGCCCGAGCTGGCACCGCCGCCACCCGCGCCGAGCACCACGGCGTCGATAAAGTCGCAGTTGCGGGGGAAGGTGTAGGCATAGGCGCCCGCGGTGGCGTATGACTCGGTGGCCGGTAGTCCTGTGGCGGGGAACGCCAGCGAGAGTGATCGGTTGAGGGTCAGCGATTGAGCGAGCGCGAGCGTGCGGATGTAGTCGAACGAAGCGGACCGGTTGGCGATGACGGTCTGCGGCAGGTTGATTGGTGCCAGCAGGGTGCTGGTCAGGTCGCGGCCGACGGTGATCGCCCGGGGCAGGTCGATGGGCTTGACCATGTCGAGGGTCAGCAGCCGGTTCACGTTGATGGTCTGGGCGAGGCCGAGGCCCACGACGCGGCCGAGCACCATGGCGCGGTCGATCTGCGCGGCCAGCGCCATGTCGAGTAAGTAGATGCCCTGTAGTTCGAGACCTCGGGTGACGGTGAGTTGCCGCGCCATCGTCATGGCCGCGACTTTTTGCAGCGCCAGGTCTCGACTCACGGTGACCGCGCGCACGAGGTTGAGGCTTTGCAGCGCCTGCAATTCCAGTTCGGTGACACAGCGGACCGTCAGGGCTAGATCGATACCGAGCACCGCCCACCACGACGGCTCGGTGATCTGGCTGCCGGAATGGTCTGGGGCACCGCCCCACCCGATCCGCAGCAGCGGAGATGTCTGGCGCTCAGGAAACCACGGCACGCGTCAGCCCTCACACCTGGTATGCGTGGATGAACAGGCGACCGTCGCCGCCCTTGCCGCCGTCCTTGCCGGAAAAGAAGATCGAGCCGCCACCGCCGCCGCCAGAGCCGGGGCCGCCGTCGCCACCCACTGGATCGGTGAGGTTGATGTCGCCGCCGTAGAGGCCTCCCAGGCCGCCGATGTAGTCGTCATCGAGGTAGGAGTGGATGCCGGAGTTATCACCTCCAGTCGCTGTGCCGCCGTTGCTCGCCGTGGCTCCGAGCGCGACGAATCCGACTGTGGTGCAGGTGGTGTTGCCGCCGTTGCCGCTGTTGATCGCGCCGCCGGTCCCGACGACGCCGACGAGCGTGCCGCCGACCGGAACGTCGACACCGACGGTCAGCACGACGTCGTTCCACGCGCCGGCGCGTCCTCCAGCACCACCAGAGGTGGAGCCGCCTTTGTCTCCACCGCGGCCGCCGCCGAGCCCGGTGAGCCGGATCTTGTCACCATTGCGCAGCCAGGACGGCAGCGTCCAGGACCACGACCCGGCCAGGAACCTGCCCCAGTAGTGCCGCTTGTCGGTGAACGTGACACGCAGGTAGCCCGGGCCACCGACTTTTCCGGATCCGTCCACCGGGGTGCCCTGGATCTGGCCCGATCCCCCGCCACCACCGGCGCCGTAGCCCCGCCCGGCGGCACCACCGCCAGCTCCACCGCTGGGCTTACTGGCCTCGGGGACTGGGTCGGGTGATAGGTATGCGCCGCCGCTTTTGAACAGCGACGCGGCGCCCGCGGTGCCTGGGGTGTAGCTGACGTTTTTGTTGCTGTCGGTGCGCGCGGTACGCCCTTGGCCGCCACCGGCCGCACCGCCCAAGGTGTTGGCGCCCAATGATCCCGGTGCTGAGAAGCCATAGCCGATCCCGGAGATGGTCGGTGTCCCGCCGGCACTATTCGTCCCCGCGCCCGCATTGAGCTGGACGGCACCGGAGACGAAACTCGATGCGGTTCCCGGGGTTCCGACGATGGTGCTGAACAGTGGGCCGAGGTCTTCGATCGGGATGAAGAACCGGAGCCCCGCGGTTCCGATCGTGGCCGCCCCACCGCCGCCGTCACCGCCAGCAGCCACGACGTTGTTCTGCGACGGCATGACAGCGCCCGCCTTACCGGGCCCGCCGCCACCGGCCAACTCGACGATGACGCCCGCAGCCTCACTTGGCGTTTCGGCGTCGGTGAGGTTGGTGTTCTCGATGACGTACGGGAACGAGATCGGCGGCCAGATACGGTCACTGCCCAGGTAAACGGCGTCCTGCAGATCGTTGCCGACGTAGATGCTGGCGGCGGCGTCGCCGATGTAGATCGGCATCAGTTCTTCACCGCGTAGATCGTGTTGGGGTTCTTCGTCGGAATGGCAGCGTACTCAGCAGCGGTGCCCTTCCAAATGATCAGGTTGGTGGGCCCCGCCGCGGTCATACCCGCAACGACGCCGGACCCTGCCGATGCGCCACCGTCGAGCATGGACCAGGCAGAGATGGTGCCAGTGTCGTAGCTGGAATCTTTCTTGAGGCCAAGTCCGCACAGCCGGAAGCTGCTGCCCAGTTGGGTGATCGGCGCGATGTCGGTGGCTGAGGTGACGATGTCGTCGTTGACCGCGACGTGGAAGTAGCGCGGCTGCAGGGCGTTACCGCCCTTGAACGCCACACGGCAGCCGCCGGTGACTATGTCGGACTGATTGACGGTGGCCAGCACGGTGGTGGTGCCGGTGTTGTACGACATGATTCGCACACGGTCCCAGCCGATTTCGGCGATACACATGTTGTTCCCGGCGGCGTCGGATCGGCCGATGAGATAGATGAAGTTGTTGCCATCGGCGCCGAACCACCCGTGCGACGGGACCGTCGGCAGAACGACATTGACCTCGAACAGATCGGTCTGCAGGGGGCCGCCGTTGAACAGGTAGCGCTCATCGCCAGCGCTGCCCGACCACACCAACTTTCCGCCCGAGGTGACGATGCCGCCGGATCCCTGGTCGAAGACCTTGGTGAACATCGACGGCGGGGCACCGGCATTCACATACTCGCTGAAGTTGATGATCTCCGACGACGCGGCCGGATCCAGGCCAGCCAGTTGCGATTGCACATTGAGGACTGCGGCGTTCGCGCCCGCCGTTGCTTGGCGCAGACCGGTCAACTGCGCGAGCGCATCGAGAAAGTTGAACCCGGAGCCACCCAAGCCACCGGCTCCCTGGGTGACCGCATCGACTGCCTGCTGAAGCGCGTCACCGATGCTCGTCGCACCGCCGATGCCGGCCACGCCGTTCGACGGCACCTGGCCATTGAGCTTCGTGGGGTCGAAAAGCCCACCGAAGGTGAGGAACTGTGTCTTGCTGCCCGTGCCAGTAATCCAGTCCTTGGCCTGCTGCAACGCCGAAGTGATCGGTGTGACAGCGTGCCCGGCGATGATCTCGATTAGCTGGGTGGCCTGGGTGTTGAGGTCCGGCAGGCCCGTGATGCGGGTCATGTCCAGCATCCCGATCACCGTCGCGGGCGCGTTGGCCAGTGCGTCACGCAGGTTGCCCCACTGATTCGTGAGCCAGTCATCCCAATCGGAGATGCCGAGTTTGTCGGCCAGGGAGTCGAGAGCGTTTTGCGCGTTGGCGAACGCATCCTCGGCGGCGTTCTGTAGGTCCGATAGCCCGTCCTGGAAGTCGAGCAGTTTGTCTGCCAGGCTGCCCATCGCGGGGATACCGAGCGCGCCCAGTCCGGCGTTGACGGTGGCCTCGATCCATCCGAGCAACGACTGGAGATCGGCAGGCAGATCCTTGACGTAGTCCTGCAGGAAGCTGCCGGTCTTGCGGGACTCGGCATCGTCGAACTTCACTGTGCCCGCAGTGGCGGTGGCCATCACGGTCAGTTCAACGGTCACGATCACCGCGGTGGCCGGCACGGTGTAGGTGCCGCTGAGCGTCGTGCCCCACCCGTTGGTGCCGCCGCTGTTACCCGACGGACTGGCCACCGACGCCACCATGGTGGGGGCGCCGCCGATCATCACGCCGCTCGCGTCGTAGGCGACGACGTTGAGCCGGATCGCGTCGCTGCCGGCCAACGCCGTCAGGCCAACCCATTTCACCGCCACCGACAGGTTGAGCTTGTCGTCCTTGGCGACCTGGATGTCGTTGCTGTAGATGACATGTGAGGTGCCGTCGGCCGTTGTGACGGCACAGCCGGGCTTGCTTCGGCCGTCGGTGGCATCGTGGGTCCAGTCAGGCAGGCCCAGCAGGGTGTCGCCGGTGTCGAACCCGCCGTCGAGGATCAGGTTGCGGTTGATGTCGCGAATATGCGTCAGCGGGATCAGTGGGATCCGGTCAGCGCTGATCGGGCCGCCGAGCTCGATACGGAAGAAATCGGACAAGCTTTTGAGTGCGTCAACCGGGTTCAGCTGGCCGGTGAGCTTCTCGTAAAGCTCCTGCCACGCCGACGTTTTCGCCTCGTTGATAACCTCTTCGCGATCGGTGCTCGTGAACCCGCGCAGGCTCCCCAGGTCGACCGACACCGGGCCCGCCGGGTTGTCCAGGTCGACGGACTGACCGGGCCGCGTCGCGATCAGTTTCCCGTCGACAGAATTGATCACCCAGTCCGACACCCGCAGTGACCGGGGGTTCTCGAGCACATCGAGCCGACGCGAAATCTGCCGCGCCCATTCCTGATCGGTGCGCGGCGGACGCTGCAGGGTCGCGACGCCGCTCACGGCTGACGTCCCCGCTGCGCCTGCTGGTCAAGCTCCACCAGCTCGGGCAGATCGTCGTTCACCGACTCCAGGTCGATCCCGACGGTCACGCCGCTCGACGAGCAGTTCACCGTCACCCCAGCCAGTTCCATGGTCGACAACAGCCCGTACGCCTCCACATTCAGCCGCACCGACGGCACCAGCAGTTGCATGGAGATTGGCGTGTCACGGTGCAGCGACGCACCCGGCGGCACCTTGATGGCGTCACGGATGACCCCGTTGTAACGGGCGTACTTGTATGCCTCCCGATCGGTGTTGGACACCCCGAACATCGAGTCGATGTTCACGATGCTCTGCAGGCTCAGCCCACCCATTTCGACTCGGCCGCGTGACACCGCGTCCGCGGCGCGCAGCAGCACATCGTTCGAGGTGTTGGCGCCGTCGCGGATCACCGACAGTCCGCCGTCAACGAAGTCGTCCTCGCTCAGCGTCGCGACCGCTTCGAACTTCGCCGGGCCGAGCAGTGGAATGCCGGCCACCACCGACCAGTACAGGCCGCGGTCGGTCAGGTCCTTGATGACGTTGTCGGTCATCGCGGTGTCTGCGGTGCAGGAGAATTCGAACCGGTCACCACGCGGGTCGGGCCGCGAGATCGGTTTGATGTTCAGGCCGTGGTGGTCGATCGCCGCGTCCCACAGTTCCCGCGCGACCTCGGCCGGGTCGGCGGCGTCCCACCGTTTCGTCAGCGGGCAGCGTGTGCGGCCCAGCAGCGAGCTCGCGTCGCGCGCCGAGAGGGCCAGCCAGTCGCGACCCTGCTCGGCGGACTGGATCGGGCCGGACCAATAGAGTTCGCGGCCCTGACCGTCCCACACGTCCACCCAGTGCATCCAGGGCGTGATGTCTGGGATCCGCACATAGCCGGCCTTCGGTGGAACACCCAGGTTGCAGATCGACACTTCGCGCAGCTCCCGGGTCCACTTCAACTGCGAGTAGCCGCTGGACAGGAACTGGTAGAGCTGCTTGCCGCTGGCGGTGCGGACCGACACGATCTGCTCATCCGACACGATCACGGCTCTATGCCTCCCGGTCGGTCAGCACCATGTCGACCTCGAATTCAGCCGTGCTGGGGGCCTGAACGATGAAGTCCCAGCAGCCTTCCCGGTCGATCACCGGCGGCCGCCACGGCGCACCGTTCGGGGTTCCGACCACGCCGATCACCGCGCGGGTCCGTTCGTCGTAGTGCGCCCAATACCGGCCGGTGATGCCGTCGAGCACCAGTTCCGCCCCGGCCGGCAGACCGGAGATCTGCAGAGGAAAGCGGTTGTCCTCGCAGCGGATGTCCGAGCCGCATTCGCGCCAGAACGCCTGCAACGTCAGGGATGTCTCGCCGGTGTTGCGGATGATCGTCGTCACCACGGTCTCTCGGCAGCGGAACGCGTAATCCATCGTGGGCACGCGGAAGCTGTACTTGTCGATCTCCCCGACGGGCAGGCAGCCGCCGCACACCGGTGGCGGCGTGGTGATCGCGGCGATCTCTTCCGGTGCGCAGTCGGTGGAGAACATGACGGGCATGTCGACGCACGTCTCCGGCTTCTCGCAGTCGGCGGCGTGAATCCAGTTGATCGACTGGCGGGTGATCTCGTCCCAATCCACCGGCACCGAGATGCCGGGCAGGTAGGCGTATGGGCTCAGAACGGTCATCTCCCAGGAGATCCGGTAGAGGGTGGCCTGTTGGTGCTGGCGGGGCTCTGTGTTGACCTCCTCGACGATCGTGGGGGCTTTCGTCAGGACAACGCCGTGCACCTCACGCACCAGGCCGGCCGGGTCGACCGCGGAGTGCGACGGTGACGCTGCCAGGTACCGCAGCGTGCTGGTGGTGTTGTCCGTGGTGTCGCGCAGTAGGCACGACAGCCACTGCAGCCCGTACTCCACGCCGGCGTGGGTGCAGGCGATCAGCAGCGCCTCGAACGTCAGCGTGCGGGCTGTGTCGCGGCTCGGTCCGGCCGCTGAGCCCGGCCCTGCCATCGGGGTGATGGACCGCTCCACCGGTGTCGGGCCCAGGCCGTCGAGGCGTGTCAGCCACACACCGCCGAACTCGCCCGACTCCGGCAGTTGGGTGGTGTACCACGGCGCCAACTCAGGCCGATACTCCGTGTCACCCAGGAACTCCCGCAGACCTGGCCAGGTGTCGTCGTAGACCACCATGGTGGAGCATGACGAACAGATCGCCGCGGGCCCCCAGCAGGTGCCGTCGACGTCGAACAGGCCGGGCCCGTAGCGGCGAGCACCGTTGGGCGGCGTCAGCAACCCGGGCAACACCTCGACAGAGCTGTCGGGAATCTCGAACATGCCCGGGTAGTCGACGGACTCGACCAACGCGCACGGCCCGCCGCCGGGGTTCAGGTCATCATCGGGATACACGTCCCCGCCGGGATACGTGGCCCCCGAGTCGGTGATGAAGATCCCGACGTCGCTGGTCGGTGTCTCGGCGCCCAGGTGGGCGATCAGCCGTGAGGTGTTGGCGATCTCGACACCGTTGAGTCCGATCCATCCTCTGTAGGCCATCAGCTCATCAACTCCAGTAGCGAGTCGCGGACGCGGCGGCCGGCTTCGGGTCCGCCGTCAACGTGAATCTGGGCCTGCACCAACGTCTGGCCGGACTGACCACCACCGCCGTTGCGTTCGAGCGCCGACACCATGCGCGCGAACAGGGCAGTCTGCTCAGGGTTCAGCACCCGCTCAGGTCGGATCGTCGCCTTCGGCATCATGCCAACCCCGTTGGCGACACCGCCGTTGTCGAACGACGCGCCGCCGACGATCGCGGCCAACGGTGCGAACAATCCCGACAGTCCGCCGGTGAGTGCGCCGATCATCGCCAACGGCATCGCCAGCGCCGCGTTGATCGGCGCCGCGATGAGGTTCTCCATCATGGCGCCACCGAAAATGCCGGTCATCACGCCGGGGAACGATGACTGCAGGCTCTCGGCAGTGATGTTGATCAGCTGCTCGCTGATCGCCAACGCGAAGTCGGTGCCGACCTCGGCAGCGATGTCCACACCAGCCGAACCGGCCGACGAAATCAGCGACGACACCACGCTGCCTGCGCCCGGGGCCTGACTGTTGACCGCCGCGCCGGCGGCCGATGCGCCAGCGTTGATGGCGGCGTTGGCGACCGCCTTGCTCAGCGGGACGATGACCTTTTCGATGATGTACTTGATCAGCGCCTGGATGACGATCTTGAGGATCCGGATGCGTTCCTGCGCAGCGATTTCCTCGCTCGACTGCGACCGGTCCATCAAGGCGCTCGTGTCGTTGAGCAGGCGACCCGACGCGTCGAATGCCTGGAAATCCCCACGGAACTTGCGGAATTCGTCGGTCATCTCGTTGAGGGTGTCGCGGGCCTCGATCTGCACACCGAGCACCTGCAGCAGCACCCGCACGAGCAGGTTTACGATCGCGCCGAGGATTGGGACCTGGGACACCCCAAAGAACTCCGCGCCCACGGTGTCGTTCACGATGACACCGCCACCCGTGGCGAACCCGGGGGCATTGTGCAACGCGCGGCGGAACGCGTAGACACCTGCGTGACCGCCCATCGCGTTCACGTCGTCGACGGTGAGCATGTGCTCGCCGGGCATGGCCATGATGGGCACCGAGTCCTTGCCCGGCACACCGCCCCAGATCGGGCCGCCCGTGGCCTTGCCGGCTGCGGCCTGCACACCGTTGACGGCGTCGGCGGCCAGGCTCGTGCCGGTGGAGTTGCTCGGGATGGCCGACCTGACAGCGTCGGCGATTGGCGGGGCCGCGGCCTGGCCCATCGCGGTGCCGATCGCCGCGCTCACACTGTCTTTCAGACCCTCGAGCGCGTTCTGCACACCGGTCTTGACGATCGGCTCCAGCGCCTCGTCGTTGAGCTTCTTGTTGGTCTGCTCGATCACGCCAACCAACTGCTCACGCATGGCTACCAGTTGAGCGTTGAGATTACTGAACGTGCGGTCCAGCAGCGACGACGTATCGGAGAACACCCGCCCGGTGGAGTCGAACGCCGGGCCGTCGTTCTTCATAACGTCGCCGCCGTCGCCGCCCTGGCGGGTGAAGTCCTCCACATTGAGGCCGAGCGCCTTCGCCAGTGCGAGCGGGTTACGCTCCCGCACCAGCTTGTTCAGCTCAGCGTAGGTGGCGTTCTTCGTGTTCCACGGTTCCTGGCCAAGGCCGGCGACGGCGCTCATCGCATCGCCGGTCACGTTGGCTGCTGCTTGGCCGCCGCCCTGGCCGAGCGCGTCGAGGATCGACCCGCCCAGGCCGGTCAACTTGCCGTCGAAGTTGGTGACGTACACGGGCACCACACCGCCCGCGCCACCCAGCCCAGCAGTTGACAGACCCATGGGCACAGCGCCATTCACCGGCAGTGACCAATGTTCGGTGAACTGCTTGTCACCCGCGCCCGCTGCGTTGCCGCCGTATGTTGCGCCCTGGCCCGTACCGCCGCCGGACTCGAAGTTCACACCGTTGGGCAGGGTCGCCGCCATGTGCCCCGAGTTGAAACCGATCTGCAGAGTGCCCGGGATCAGGCCGGGCGTCGCACCGAGCGACTTGAGCACGCTGGCGGCGTCAGCCGTGGAGAACAATCGCTCGGGCCCAGCCTGGCCCTTCGTGATCAGCTCCACCAGATCGGACACCGCACCGGAGCAATCGGACAGGCCCTTGGCGAGATCGGAAGCTCCCCAGCTGTACTGACCGCCGCTCGTCTGCTGAGCAAAAGCACTGACCGCGTCCATGGGCAACCCGGACATGGGCACACCCGTCAGGCCCGCAACGTTCGCGTAGCCGCCCCGCGCGCTGGTGGATCGGCCGGGTCCCTTGGCCAGCTTGTCGCGGAACGTCTGCAGTGAGCTGATCAGGCTGCTGTTCGAACTGTCGAGTGTGCCGGTGTATCCGCCGCCGCCGACCACCTGCGTGACCAGGTCGGCGATCGCGTCGCCGCCGAGCGCGCCCTTTTTCTTGTTCCGCGCCGTCGTGATCGCCTTTACAACAGGATCATTCGCGTCGAGTCCCAGACCGGTGAGGTCGGCACCGAGCTGGCCGGACTTCGCGAACGCCGCCAGCACCGCCGCATACTTCGCGAAGTCCGCGCCACCACCCGGCAGGCCAGCAGCGGTCATGATGGGGTTCGGCAGGATGCCGCCCTGCGCCACGGTCAGCGTCGCCGGGTCGGCGCCCAGCCACTTCTCTGGGTCCCCGCCGAGCGCCTGAATCGCGGCCGCGGCTGCCTCATAGCCGCGGTGACGCGGCTTGATCGGAGTGCCGAATGGGCCGAGCTGCTGGCCGGTGGCCCCGGCCTTGTCGACCGCGGTGCTCATGTTGCTGGTGTTCGCGGCCGTCGCCGCCAGAGGGTTACTGGCCGTGCCGCCCTTGCCGGCCAACAGATCCCGTATCTGAGTCAGCAGCCCCAGCACGGTGGTGTCCTCGGGCAGTCCCGGCATTCCGCCGACCACACCGCCGTCGGCGTAGCCGCTGCGCGAGATGCCATTGCGGAACGACGAGTTCAGGTTGTACAGCCACGCCGGGCCCAGGGCACGCATGGCCTCCGGGATGATGACGCCCTCACCGCCGGACATCGGCACCAGCATGTTGTCCACGCCCGGCGAATAGCCAGGCAGCACACCACCATCGGCGCGACCGCCCTTCGGGACCGTGGTGTCACCAGGGAAAGCCGGAATGAAGCCTGGGGTACGGAGCTGCGACGGGTCGATCGGGTTGCCGTTCGGATCCCGGAACACCACCCGCACGGTGACGTTTCCGTCCGGCAGCTTCTGCACCTCGTAGCCGAGGTCCTTGACCCGCTGGATCGCCTCGGGGGTGTCCTCTTTGAGCACCACCTGGCCATCGGGCAACGTCTTGATGTCGTTGGCCAGCAGCTCGGTGTTCTTCCGCGCGTTGGCTGCTTGCTCCGCAATCTGCGCGAATGTCGCGTCCGCATTGGCGGGGTCGACGCCGGGGATCTGAAACTTGCCGTCCTTGACGTCCTGCAGCATCTGGTCGTAAAGCAGCGACCCTTTCTCAGGCATGCCCAGGTTGGCCGGATCGGAAGCGTTGGGGAGCCGACCCAGATCGGGGTAGAACTTCTGGACGGTGGCCTGGTCCTTGACCTCCTGCGGCACGTTCGGATCGCCCTGCAACTTCACGTACTCGTTGTCGGACTTGATCTTCTCGACCAGCATGGTGATCGTCGTGAACAGCGCAGTGAGCCCCAGCGTGACGGGATTGAACGCAGAGGCGAACCCCGTCGCCGAACCCTTTGCCTTGCCCGGCATTCCGTCGAGCAGGCCGCCCATGTTCGTCAGATGGCCGATGACGTCGGTGATGCCGGTGATGGTCTTCCACGCCAGGAATGCCGTCACAACACCCTGGATCCCGCCCGGCATGCCGGCCAACACGCCAGTGACGGCCTGGAGTATCGGCAGCAGCACATCACCCCACTGCTTCATCCCGTCGTAGACGCCACCCAGAATCGGGCCGAGGTTCTTGAGGATCTCCCCCCACTTCGCCAGCTGCTCTTTGCCCTCGCGGAAGAACTCGGTGAGCTTGGTCTGTCCCTCGGTGCTGGTCAGGAATGTGTGCAGGTTGGTGGTGGCATCCTCCAGCCATTTCAGGAACCCGCCGTCACCGCCAGCCGCGGTGGTGAGGTCGTTGAGGATCTTGCCGATGCTCAGGAACGTCTCACCGAGATGGCTGGCCGCGTCGATACCTTCGTTGATCCACTTGTCGAGGTTGCCGTTTTCGACCGACTTGGTGATCCAGTTGTCGAACCGGGTGGTGAGCCCCTTGAACCCATCAGCGAGACGCGGTAGGAAATCGCTCGACTCTGATGTGAGCGTGCCGATCCCGTGGATCAGCGGTTCGATCGCCGCGTTGGCCCGGGTCTGCGCCTCTGCAGTGTTGCCGAAAATCTTGTCCAGGAACGACTGTGTCGAGTCGAGCCCAGCGACGCGGCCGAGTTCCTTGAACGTTGCGTTCCACGTCCTACTGACGCCTCCGAGCCCCTTCTCGAGGGTCGGCATCGTCTTGTTGGCCAGGTCGGTGAATGTCTGGTCGATGCCGTCGAACATGTTCTGCTGCACGATGTCCCGTTGCAGACGCTCGACCTGCGGCTGGACCGCCACGATAGCCTTGACGGTCGCTTTCGCCGAGTCGGCGAGGTCCTTTTGCGCCTCGACGGCTTTCAGGAGGTCCTTCGGGTCGCCAGACTTCGCCGCGGCCCACGCGGTGGTAACCGCGTCGGACAGGCCCAGGAAACCGAGCTTGGCGGTGCCGACGGAGGACACGATGCCGCCGATGATGCCGGGCACCAGGCCGCCGACTTGGATGAGCTGTTGAACGGCGCCAGTGAGGTTCACGACCGCCGTCGCGGCCGCGGGAAGGCCGCTGGCGCCGAGCGCGATGGTGTTCAGACCTAGTGGGCTGGTGAAGAATCCGCCGCGTCCGCCGTGCCACTGCACACCGCCCCGACCACCGCCGCCACCGCGACCGCCGCCGCCGGCAGCCGCCTGGGCCGCGGCCTGGCGCGCTGCTGATTCCTCTGCGGCGCGCGCCAACCGCGCGTAGTCGCGGACCTGGCTGTCCGTCGACGCTTTCGATTGCGCTGCCGCGCGCAGCAACTCGGTGGTGTGTGTCGCTTCCGCCCGTGCCAGCCGCTTCTGCGCAGCCTCAGCCTGCGGCGACTTGCGGCCGAAAATGTCGATCGCGGCGTTCAGCTCGTTCTGCGCCTCAGTCACGCTGCGCGTCGAGTTCGCCAGCCCGTCGTTGGCCGCCTTCTGCCGCTTGGCCGCCGGCGCAGCACGATCCGTCGCTTTCGACACGTCGTCGACCGACTTGGCCACGGCTTCATTCGCCGCGACCTGCTTGGCAGCGGACTTTTCGGCCTCCCGCGCCAGCTGCTGATAGTCGCGCTCAACCTCATCGAGCCGGCGTTGGATGTCCGCCAGCACCGGCCCCAACGCGCTCTGGATCTCGCGCAGCGTCTCAGCCGGTATCGCCGACCCGTCGATCTTCAGGTCAAGCTTGATCGATCCGACGGGCGTGGTCACCGGGTCAAGCTAGCGAGACAGGGTGCTACGCCTTGGCTTTCCCGCTCTGCACCGCCAGCAGCGCCTCAGCGTCCTTCACGGCGCGCTTGCCGCCGATCTCCGCGATTCTCTTGAGCAAGTCACCCCACACGCCGCCCACCACGCTGGTGTAAGCCTCGTCGTCGGGGTCTGACATGCGCTCGAGGACCCGCTCGATGCTCTCCTGCGAGATGTGCCGCTTGACGAACTTCACCGTGAGGTCGGCCTGGAATTCTGGACTGCACTGCTGGCCAGCTTGGAACAGCGCGGTGAGCGCGTTCTGGTGTGGCACACGGAAGGCCAGCATGTCGCCGTTGTAGTTGAGCCAGTCGTAGTTCCATTCGGACTGGTGCACCCACTTCCCGTCGGCTGCGGGTTCGTCGTCGACCACGACCACTTCGGCGTCGTGAACGGTGGCCTCGTCGACGGCGTGAAGCTCCGACGGCAGCGGTTCCGGCTCAACGACGACTTCGGGTTCGGGGTCGACAACGACGGCGACGTCCTGCTCAACGACAGGCGACGCGGCCGGGACAACGGTGTCGGTCAGTTCAGTTCCATCCGAGGCATAGGTAGGCATGCCGAGCATGGTGCTGCGGCGTGGTGCAAACCCGTGTCAGCGTTCGCGGGATGCGATGCGCAGCCCAGCATTACGCAGGAACGGCCGTGCCTTCGTGCCCGGGTGACGTACCAGCTTCGCGAACACGGTGCGGCCACCGATCTGGAATCGCAGCGCCTGCGCGTTGCGGGGCCGGATCAGGTGCGGTCGGCTGCCCTCGTGGACCGGGGCCGCGTATTTCGCCAGGGCGTGGACACTGCCATTCACGGTGCGGGGCCCGGTGAAACGGATCTGCCCCTCACCGATCGTCTGCCCCAGGTGCCCGGTGTCGACCGGGACGTCAGCGCGCGCCTGGTTGGCGATACGCCGCTGCAGCGACGCCATACGGCGCCGCTCGAACGTCCGCACCTGGTCGTTGAGCTCGCGTTCATCGAGCTCGACGTGCGCTCTAACCGTCGCCATTGGACGGCCGGCGCGACCGGCGGGCCTTCGGCTCATCCTCGGCGGCCGGCTCGTCGATCGACGGCTCGGTTACTGGCGCGAAATCGCCAGTCGGCAGCGGTGTCACGCCGCTGGGATCGCTTTCCGTCACACCGGTGTGGTCGGCAGGCTCCGGGGCTTCCTCGTCGCCGTAGGCCACGGTGTCGGGCTCATCAAGGTCGCCCGCCACCACGATGGCGCCGCCGATCGCCACGAGCTTGCGGATGTCTTCGGTCACCTCGACGGTGCGTCGCACACCGCGGGGCAGCCAATCAGTCGGGGTAACACTGCCTTCGATAGTCACGTGATGCGCCACAGCACAACCTCTCTCAGAGTTGGACGTAGGCCATTCCGGTCCACGCGATGATGCCGCCGGCCGGCCCGTACGGCGCCACGGTATCGGTGGCCACTGCACGGTCCGGGCCGCGTAGACGTCGGGTGACGGCCTGCAACGTCTGTTCGATGCGCCACGAGTCGTCGAGGCTCATGATTGCCTCGTCGTCGAGGGTGTCCCAGTCGGGTTCGGCGTCCATCGTGGTGCACCGGCCGACGCCGATCTCCACGGCCAGCACGCGGATCGGCTGGACGGTGCAGTCAGCCGCGTTCCCTGTGAATGGATCCGGAAATGTCCGGGGTAGCGAGTGGTACCGGTGCGCGGCCCGCACCCACAGGAACGGTGCATCGCAGTCGTCGCCAGCGTTCCACGCGGGGAGCGCGCCGTCGCCTGCGAAGAACCGCACTGTGGCGCTGCCGCCGCCGTCGGGTGGGCACGGTCCCGCGGGGTCGAATCCCTGCCGCAATCCCTTGGTGAAGGCGGCGATGACCTCCACTGCCGGGTCGACACACTGTGGGCTGCTCACAGCACCTCCGGGGCCTCGGCCAGACGGTTCGGGTTCACCGCGGCCAACCACAGGTCAACCTCGGCCAGACCTGTCTTGCCGTTGGCGTAGATGTCGCGCGGGTCGTACACCTCGTAGGTGACCCCCTGGCGCGACACATTGCGAACATTGCGGGGCAGTCGGCATTTCCCGCCACCGCACGCGGCCAGGAATTCCTTGGCCAGCAGGCCACCGAGGCGGTCGACACCCGCCGGGACGGGGTTACCGCGCGTGTAGGTCACCGACCACGTGCTGGACTCGCCCAGGGGCCGGCCGAGGTCTTGACGTGGCCACGATGCGCCCTTGCGGTACAGGACGTTTCCCTCCAGCTGGTACTCACTAGGGTCGAGAGCCACGCCGTCAATGGTCACCGCGGTGATCTCGTCGACCGGTCCGGGCAGGTGCACCACGCGGGGCCCGCTGAGTGTGCAGCTTCCGATGCAGCCGCACGGCCAGTTGAACCAATGGCCCTCGTCGAGGGTCAAGACAAACGGTTGCGCCCAGGGCATTTCGTATCCGGAAAGGCTCACGTTGATCGGGCAGGGCCGCACGGTCGTTTCCCACACACCGAACTGCCGTCCGGACAACGCCCACAGCACCTGCACCGCCAGGTCTTCGGCGCCGTTGCGTTGTGCCAGCGCGACGTCGTAGGCGGCTTGCTCGTCGGCGGTCGGGGTGTCCGGCAGCACCGGAAGCTCTGGCAAGCAGGTGCGGTCGATCGGCCAGACAAAGGGCATGTCAGTAGCCAGCCGTGTTCGCGATGGTCCCTGCCCACTTGGCGGCCGCCGCGTCGTACCGGTACGTGCACACGTGGGTCTTTCCTGCAACGGTGGTGGTGAGCAGTGTTCCGACGAAACTGGCTCCGTGCGTGATGGCCTGCGCGGTGCCGTTGTCCTTGAACCGAATCGTCAGTTCTTGTCCGTCCCGCGGGGTTCCGGTGACCGTGATGCCGGTGATTGGCACAGCCAGCGCGGTGAGGTTCAGCTGATCGGTGGTGTCGCAGTTGATCGACGGGGTAGCGCTGGACGCGACGGACGCGGTGCGCGGTGCGCGCGTCGCGATCTCATCGTGGAAGATCGCCGCGTCGGTCGAGTCGCCGCCGGTCCGGCGCGCCGTGGTCTGTCCGAGATCCATGTGGTTGATCAGCGCGGAACTGTTGGTAGCAGAACCGAAGTCGATCGCGGGCCGCGACGGAGTGGTGCGAGTGTTGGAGTTGTCCACCCAGTTGTTGACGACGAGTTTCGACGTGCCGAACATGCGGAACACCGGATTCGACGCAGACCCCGAAAACGTGTTGAAACGCGCCGTCCCGGAGTTGATCACGGCCCGCGAGTTCGACAGGTACATCAGGGCCGCGCCGTTAAAGCTGGAGGTGATCTTCTCGAAATGCAGATCGTTGACCACGAGGTTGTTCACCCGGATCAGACCGAAAACATCTGTGGTGTTGACGGTTCCGTGCTCGATATTCAGCTGGTTGAAGACCACCTCGTCCCAATCACGCAGCCGGATCGCATACGACGAGCATGCGGTGCCGTCGGAACTGTTGCCGAGGTACGTGTTGTTGAAGACGCATCCGGTCGCGTACGCACCGACATCATTGCCGCCGGTGAAGTCAATCGCAGAAATGCTGTAGGACGTAATGTCCATACCAAAGAACTGGCTCGAGAACAGGCCAGCCACTGTATTGATCGCCGGGTTCATCGCCATCGGAATGGCACAGTTCACGAACCGCAGGTCGTAGAACTGCGAGGCGAAGCACGAGCCGACGGCGTCGTCACCGAACGCCATACCGATCCCGGAGGTCTGGGCGCTGGTCTGTTGCGACGCGAACCGGAGACCGAGACCACCGATGTGCTGATGCTCGCCTGCGACCTTCACCACTGGAATGTTGTTCGTGGCCTGCAGGATCTGCGACAGCCGCGATCCATCGGTGACCACCACAAGGTCGTTGACCATCCAGTCCAGCGTGCTGGTGATCTTGTAGGTGCCCTTCGGGATGTACAGCGGCAGGCCCGCTGCTACGGCCGCAGCCTTGGCGTTGTTGAGCGCCGTTGTGTCGTCGGTGGTGCCGTCACCCTTTGCCCCGTACGCCCGGGCTTTGACGTTCACGAACGACGTCAGCTCCATAAAAGCGTCGCCAACACCTTGCTCGATCCGATTCAGCTCAGCAGCGGTGATCGGCGTCGACCTGTCCGGGCTGTCATGCCAAGTCTTCGGGGTGAAAGTCACGCGGCGCTCCGATCAACCGTGGGGAAGGTGAAAGACCCTGGGCGGGTGGCACCCCCAAAGCAGTGAGTGCCACCCACGACCAGAACTGCCTACAGGGGCGTGACGGTCACAGTGCCGCCGGTCAGGCCCGTGCTGTCCGCGGTCAGCGCAGGCAGCGACGGATCCAGCGTGACGGTGTAGTTCCCCGCAGTACCGACCACCTGCACTTGGCCGACCTCGACGTTGGACAGTGCCTCGATCGCCGACTGCACAGCGGAGGCCAGTGCCGTGTGTGCGATGTTCGCCGACGGGACGGTGCCGATCTTCGCCTTCCAGTTGCCGGTGCCGGAGACGGCCACGGTGTACTTCTTGCCGTTGCAGATCGGCTGCGGCGGAGCGACATCCGCGGCCGGCTCGGACGCCGGGCCACCGAAGTAGTAGTTCGGCGCCGCGAACACCGACGAGATGTTCAGCTCGCACGCGCCGTCGGTCGGCTTGGGCGGCTCGACGGGCGTGCGGAAGAACAGCAGGTGGTTGTCGTCTTCCTTGCTGTACGCCGGGACCAGCAGGCGGCCTGGGGTGCCGTTGCTGTCGATCGCGGCGACGTTGTAGGGGCCGCGACCCCAGTTCTTCGGCGCGATGGTCCGGCCGCTGATGGTGAACGTCGACACCGCGGCCTCGACGGGGATTGCTCCCGACACGAACTCGGAGCCGGCGAACGCCAGGTAGCCGTACTGCTTTCCAGTCGATGCCGCGGAGAAAATCGAATCGTCGGTCGGGGGCGGGCAATCGTCGTCACCCTCACCACCGGTCCAGACCTCGAACATGACACCGGTATCGGCATCGACAGACTTGCGGTCGCGGACACCGATCGGGTTGCCGTCGTAATCGAGCACCCGAGCCCACGAAAGCACCATCGACCACAGATCCGGGTCGACGCCACAGAGCTGCAGTTCGGTGTTCCACCAACGACGCTCGGGCGGGGTGCGGTCAGACACGCATTCCTTGCCGGCCGCGTTCTCCTGCGTCAGCTCGTTGGCGTCCTTCATGTTCGGGTCCAGGTTGACCCGAATGAACCCGTCGGTGACGATGCGGTTCGCAAGGCCCGGCAGCGGGGTGCCACAGCGGTCCACCTTCGTCGCGCGAAGTGAGAGTCCTTTTACGACTGCGAATGCCATGAGCTGGCCTTCCTCCTGCTATCAGGCGCTTCGCGCCGGTCGGTATCCGAGGCTGCGCCGAACAGTAAGAGCAGTGGGTGCACCAGCAATCCGAGTGGAACCACCGGTGCTGGCGCTGCGTCTAACCCTGCATGGGAGACATCGAAACGATCCACGCGGAGCTCCGCGTTCTCGCCGCCTACCGGGGCGCCTGCGCCGCCGACGGCTGGCCAGTGCGCTCCAGCAGCGCGGTAGACCAGCTGCTCGACGAACTCACCGATCAGCGCGAATCTCGTCGAGGCGATCGAGATACGGGTCCACCTCACGCGCCGACGCGCCATGATTGCGCAGCGCATCAACCAGATCGAAAACCAGGTCGATCAGGTTGCTCTTGATACGGCGCTCCACGATGAGATCGTCGCGGATGCCAGAGTTGACCTCGTTGGCCCGGGTCATCGCTGCGCCCATGAATTTGTCGTACTCGACGCCGGCCTCACCGGTGGCGCGAAGACGTTGCGCCCTCTTGGTGTTCAGCCATGCCAGCCCCTTGGCGACTGCCGCGAGACCGGTCCCGGTTGCGAACAACTGTCCGAGGAATTCCCAATTCACCGTGTCACCCACGCCAGCCTGGCGCGGATCAGCATCGTTAGGGCAATCAGCCCGTAGACCAGTACGGACGGCCAGGATTCCGGCGCATCGTAGGCCAGTGCATCCACGATGAACGAACTGGAGAACATGCCAAACAGGATGGACAGCAACGTAAGTGACACGGCGAGCAGCCGCGACATCGACCTGTGGAACGCCCACAGTGTCGACAGCCCGAAGATGAGGAACGCGGCACCCCAACTCTCCGGCGAGCCGGGCACCTCCAACGCAGTGGTGTAGGTGCCCTCGTAGCCTTCGAAGCTCCACGCATCCTGGCCCAGCCAGAACGTCATCAGCCCGTAGCCGATGGCCAGCAACGCCAGCAGCATCGTCTGACTGCCGATGAATACGGTGCGGTGCTGCTCGTGGACCTCGACGTCGTGGGCGGCCTTCGCCAGTTCCCGCTCCGACTCGGTCATCGCACCAAGTCGGAGTCTCGCTGCACCGTCTTCGCCGCGGCGGTCGTGATGCCAAAGGCGTACGCCACCGACGCGGTGATCGCCGCCCACCGGACGTCGTTCACCAGTCCATAGAACATCAGCACGCTGCCGAGCGGACCGGTGACGGCGTACAGCACGACCCGCCACGTCGAAGTGGCGTAGATGAGCGCGAACACCAGGGTGACCACCGAAATGACCAGTTGCGTCCACAGTGCCGCCTCCTGTTGCTCCAGCAGGCCGAATGCGGCCAGAAACGCGACTGTGGCACCTGCGATGCGGTACCAGGCTTCGCGCGCCGACTCAGGGATCAGCGCGCGAATCCGGTCCAGCACACCGGGGCCTTGGACGACCGGAAGCGGTGTCATGCCGTTGCCTTACCGATGGCGTCGAGCACCGCGGCCTTGTTCTTGAATTCACGAGTGTCGATGCCCGTCACCGCCTGGGCGTAAGCGTCGAGTTCCGAACGGGTCCAGTCGTCGGCCGGCTCACCATCCGGCCACGCCTTCGGCAGGACATCCTCCCCGGACGTACCCAGCACGGGCAGAGACCCATCCGGCAGCGGCCCACCCTCAACGAACACCGTGTCGGGAACCGAGTCGCCGTCAGGAATTTCGACGTCGCCAACGACGGCGTCCTCCACGTCGGCTTCGTCGAGCAGTCCGGCCTCGCGGGCATTGCCCTCGGGCACCACATACACGGCGCGCGGTCCCGACCTGGTCAGCTTCTCGATTGCCTCGGGAGGTGTCCCGATCTCGAACAGCTTCGCCAGCGCAGGGCCACGCTTGGCCTTGTCGACGAAATCGATCGTGGCGAAACCATTCTCAACCACAACCAGCACACCAGCAGGCATGACTATCCTCCGCTCGGGAAATTCGCACTACCAGGGAAATTCAGCAGTCCAGGGAAGCCGTCGCCAGCGACCGGCGCCGTCACCTTGACAGCAGCCACCAGCTCCTCGTAGCCAACGACAAGGCTCCGTTCAGCGACCGCCACAAACTCGTTGAACCCCGCTGTGGGGGCGTCGCGCAGCACCACCGGGCCTCGCCAACCAAACGTCGGCGACGTCGCCACCAGAGTCGAACCCAGACCATCGACGTAGCCGCCACCAAACACCCACTGGTGTCCAAGGGGCGTCACCAGCTTGCTGCCGTTGTAGCGCACCAGATTCGCGTACGCCGCGAACGCCGCCCACTCCGCTGATGCGTGAATCTGGCCGACCGTGTTGGTCTTCGCCAACAGCCCCTCCAGGAATGCCACGGCGGCCACCACGCCCGCGGCGGTGCCCGCCGTGCCGGCGTCGGCCAGCATTCGAGTGGCCAGTTTGGCTTCAACCGCGTTGGGTTCCTGCAGCCGGTGCACCTGCTGTGCTCGTACACGGACCTCGTCGCGGCTCCGCTGCGTCACATCGCACTCGTCCGACGCCCACGAGGTGAACGCAGTGAACGTGTCCGGAAACTCCGGCCGGACACCGCGTTTGGCGTCCGTCTCGGGATCGAGATCGTCCTCCGACACACACCACGGGTGTTCCCACACACCGAACTGCGCTCCGCCACCGTAGTTGAACACCCGGATGTCGACACCGGACGCCAACCAGCGCAGCGGCCCATCCTCGTCCGTCCACTGGGTCGCGCCGAACAAACCGTTCGGCGCCGGGTTGACCAGCGGAGCGTCGAACACCACCGGAGAAAATGCAGTGGTCATGGCGTGCGGTCCTCTCTACCGGGGAAGGCGGGCGGCGTGAGAAAGCCTCGGATGCTGTTCACGCCGCCCGCCTCGTCCATTGCGATGCGCCCGGGTCTCGACTAGGAGACGGTCACGCTCGGGTTGGTGCCGCCGGTCAGGTTGTTGGCGGCCAACTGCAGGTCGCCCAGCTTGGCCGGGTAGGTGACCGTGTAGACCGGGCCGTTGCCCACCACGGTGATGTCGCCTGCCGCGGTCACACCGTCGTCGATGCCGGTGAGGGCAGAGTCCATCGCGGTTCCGGCCGCGTTGTTCGCGATCGACGCCGACGGGACACCCAGCGGGCCGAACTTCAGCGTGTAGCCGCCACCGGTCGGGGCACCGCCGACGGTCACCGTCTTGGTGATCGTGGCCGACTGGCACACGATGGTCTCGCGAGCACCGACCGCACCATTGGTGCACAGCGGGATACGGATCAGATGCGACGGGTCGCAACGCTTTCCGACGAGGAACGAGTCCTCGAGGAACCCTTCGGTGTAGCGGTTCTCTTGGACCTGCTCGATTGGGTACTGGACGCCCAGGGTGATGACGTTGTCCAGCGACCGGAAGAACGTGCCCGCCGGGTACAGCATCACGTCGACGCTGCCGGGCCACCACGAAGTGTCGTAGTGTCCGGGCTGACCGACGCCGAGGGACTGCCAACGGCCTTCGTACTGCAGGTAAATCCCTCGGACAGCCAGCCAAGCGTCGATCTGCGCGTCGGACACATCGAGCATGTCCCTGCCGTCCCGCATCGCCAGATCGGCGCGCAGCACGTCGCGGAACCACACCGGCGCAACACCTTCCATGGTGTCCTTACGGGTCTTGATCTGCAGGTTCCGAGCCCGCACGTGCAAACCGTTCAGGATGCCAGTGGTGGCACCGAGCACCGCATCCGTCGGGACGACCTTGGCCGCGCTCGACTCGCCCAGCATCTTCAAGATGGTCTTCGCCGACACCCGGTACTGGTGCTTCACCAGGAACTCGTCGAGGAACTTCTGGATCAGCTCCGGCCACGCCTGCCGCTGCAGGATGCCAGCCTTGACCGCCCAGCCGATCGCTTCGAGGCGATACTCGATCATTTCGTCCGGGCAAGGGATCTCGACGAAGTTCTTGATCGCCGTCGGCTTGCCGTTGCCGTCGGTGGCTTCCAGTTGCGGTTCAGTGAAGTGGAACCCGGTCTGCAGCGCGGTGAAGTCCGGCTCAGCGGGGAACCGGATACCGCCACGCTTGATCGCGATCTCCGGCAGTGACAGCAGATTGCCAGCGGCAGGCGTGGGGCAGAAGTCGTACAGCTGCTCCGATGGTGCGCACCAGCCACCGGCGGCGACGAGCGCCTGCGCGGAAACCTTGCCGCGACCGGGGATCTCGGCGGCGATGCGTTCCAGTTCGGCGTAGAAGTCCTCGCCGGTCTCGATGACCTTGCCTTGCGGGCGGTCCATTTTGGCGAGCGCCTGCGTGGCGAACGTCTGGCCGTTGAACACCTTCGAACCGGTTTGCTGCTTGCCGGTCCGCTGACCGGGCTGCACCGACTCGATCGCCTCGGCGATCTCCCGGGTGCTGACCATGCCAGACGAGCCACCGAATTCGGCGTACTTCGGCGCAGACGGCAGCATCCGCCAGCGCTTCGGCAACTCGGTGGCAGGGGCGTCAGCTGGGATGTCGTTATTGCGGACGGCGCCACCGAAACTCACCCCGGCGCCGGCGGTGACAGCAGCACTGGACTCGGCGGCTTTCGCTGTCGCGGCCTCAGCCTCCGCGACCACCTGAGCAGCGGCAGTGTCGGCGTCGGCGGCTGGCGCTTCTGCCTCGGTGCCGGATTCCGCATCGGCGTCGGCGGCCGGTGCGGGGTCGGTGGCTTTCTTGGTAGCACTGGTCGAACGCTCGATCAGGCCCTTCACCTTGTCGGCCTGGGTCTGCTCGGCGGCGGCGAGGGTGTCGCACTCCGCGGTGACCTTCTCGTGCGCCTCGGTGACGTATTCGAACCGGGCCACTTCGTCCTCGGTGAACTCGTCACCGGCCGCATAGCGGGCCTGGAAGACGTTGATCTCGGCGGCGACAGCCGCGGCCAGTTCTTCCAATTCGGTGACGGTGGCGGGCAGCTGATCGGGCAGCGTCGTGAACTTCACTGCAATGGCTCCTGTCTCGGATCAAAAGGGGTACTGCCTGTTTCCGATCGCTCCCCGGCACATAGCGCATGGCAGGAACTCTCTGGCGCCGGACAGTAAGAGGGCACCGTGCAGCAACCCAGAACACGAGACGGCCCCCGGGGTGAAACCGGGGGCCGTCTGGTCGGATACCTATACGCTGCTGGTGATCGTTTTGATCGTGCCGCCACCGTTGTGGAGCTGCTCTTTCTTCGCTTCCAGATAGATCAGGAACGTCTTCACCGTCTTGTCCGGCGCGGTGTACTCGTAGCCCTGCACCGTCGAGCCCGTCGACGTCTTGGCGCCGGCACGCCGACCGCCTCTGCAGCTGCACCCCATCAGGCACGCCCCGCGAGCATCTGACCGATTCGCTCCGTTGGCGTCAGCTCAGCAGGCGGATCACCAACTGCGGCGAAAGCCCGCGCCAACACGGCGTCACGGCGCTGCGCCAGTTCCGCAGCCTGCTGGGAGTCGGCCAGCGCCTCCGCCACGGCCGCCTTGATGTCCTCCCGCGACAGCACCGGCCGCGCCGGCGCGCCTGACCGCGGCGACATCGACGCGACCAACGACAGCGGGTTACCCCGCGAGTCGGTCGTGGCGCGGCATAGGAACCCTGGAGTGTTCACCGCGAGCGCGGCGACTAGTTCGAGCGCACCACCGTACGGACGCCAATCACCGGACAGCGGTGCCGCCAAACCCATTTCGATCTTCTCCGGCGTGGCCCACGGCGCCGCGACACCCGACACCCAGATGCCGTGCGCATCCTCACCCGCACGGACCAGCGCGAAGCACGCCTCAGCGTTGTCGTAGTGTGCCTGCGCCTCAGCGTTGCTCACCCCGCTCGTGGGAGCGTGGCCGATGCCCACCGTCAGCCGGCCGACCGGCAGGTGACTGCCGTCGGACAGGTGCACCGGCGGGCTGGTGTGAAAGTGCGCGTACCCGGTCTGAGAGTGCGGCGGCGAGATGTGGCCCAGCCCGACAGAGCGGTGCTTTTCCTTGAAATCCGCGATGTGCCCGTAGATCCGACCTGTCTGGGGGTCCATCGTCAGCTGCGTCGGCCCAGTCAGCTTCGGATCGGAGAACAACGCCGGGTCGTACACGCGGGGCTGGAATTTCGCGGCGGCTGATGCCACCAGTGCCGTGTCCCGGGATTCCCGGTCGGCGTTCAGCGCGATGCGCGTCTGCCCGAACGCGGGGATCGCCACGATGGTCGCCGCCGTCAGCGTGGCCTCGGTGACCGTCTCATAGATCGGCAGTTCTGGGTCGTAATTCTCGTCCGTGACGATCGTGCCGTCTTCGTAGGTCCACGTCGCGGTGGCGTTGGCCAGGTCGACCGACGGGTTGCACACACCGTGCGCGACGAGATCCATCGCCTTGAGCGCGTTCTCGTTGTTCAGCATGTAGCCCGACGCGAGCACCTGGCCGTTCTTGAAGTCGATCGCCTCGATGACACCGACGGTGACGGATCCGTAGTGGCCGCCTTCCATCTTCTCGCACCACTGCAGCGGCATCGGGGTGTCGCGCATCGAGAGCTCGATGTCCGCGGCGAGCATGCGGCGGTCGTCGGTGGGTGTGCCGGTCACCGCGAACAGTGCGTCGGTGAACGTCAGATAGGTCTCCGCGTCGGTGGTGTCGCCACCGTCGGCGGCGAAGGCCGACAGTTCGGCCTTGGTGGGTCCGCCAATCACTGGGGTCGTCATGTCGTACTCCTGTTCACTTGGTGCGGCCCAGCCGCCGGATGCCACTTGCCCAATGCCGTTCGGATCGTCTCGGGCCCGGACGTTCCCGCTGTCGGCCCGCCGCCGGATCTCGTCGGCCTGGCTGCCTTGACGGTTGACCTGCACGCTGTCGCGACCGTTGAGACGTTCGGTGTGCCGGTCCACCTCGTCGGGAATCTCCTCGTCGGCGGCGAGAATGCCGACACGGCAACGGCAGTTCTTCACCTCGGCCGGCGAGCCCGCCGGGTCACCGGGCACGAACAGTTGGTCAGCGCCAACGGTGAAGCGCCCCGCGAGCGGCACCCGTTGCCCGTCAGCAGCCCAGTGCGTCGGCCGCGTCTTCCCGTCGATCGTGCAGATCCACGTCTTTTCCAGTTCCTCGCCGGACTCGCGCGCCGAGGCCACCGCCGCGGCGACGACAGCGTGGTTCATCACGCCAGCCGCCTGGTACCCGCCGCCGCGGGCGATCTCCCGCATCACAGCCGACGACGGCTGCAGCACCTTGGCCGCCTCCGCCTGCAGCACCGCGGACCGATCCTCGGGGATCACCGACACCGTCAGCACCGGGTCGGAGATCGCCGCGGTGACCTTGGCGCGCACCGCTTTCGGGGTGCTGGTGAAAATGTCCTCACGTTTTGAGGACAGGAGATCGTCGCGTGCGGCGGCCAGCGACGGTGTGGCCTGCACGTATGCGACAGCGTCGTTCACCTCCGCGCGGGACTGCCGCACCGATGCCGAAATAATGTCGATCACCGCGTCGTCGATGTCGGGCACGGGTGGACGCTCGTCGCCGCCGTCGCCGCCAATCGAGGGAACGACGCCAGCGAGGCCCGACAGGGTTTCGTAGACCGCGACCGCCCACAGGACCGCAAGACCGGCGACGATCACCGCCGTGGCGGCCGTCTCCCACGACGGCTGCTGCTGCGCGACAGCATCGGGGTCCGGCGGCAGCTGCTCTCCCGCGGCCGCGGCCGTCAGCGACGGCAGCACCGCGGCCTGCACATCCGGTGCCCACCGGCGGATCGCCTCCGCGTACAGGTCACTGATCGCCGTCTCCGCCTTGATGGTGTGCGACAACGCTTCATCACGCCCAGGGAAGAACATCAGCACACCTCGTCCCGAAGTGCCTTCAACGCGGCCAGCGCGTCGGCGAAGCTGCCACTGTCGGCGACGACTAGGACGCGGCGACTCTCGGTGTAGTAGGCGGCGTTGGCGTTCCCCACGTAGGCGCGGACGCTGCCGGGATGTGTCTTGTCGATCTCGGCCATCAGACCACCTGCCCGTCGACCACCTGGGCGGTGAGCTCGCGCCGCGCGATACGCCGCACCGCCGCCCGAACGCGCTCAGGGTCCAGACCGTGCGCCGCGGCGAAATCACCGTCGAGCACATCGTCAAATCCCTTGATCAACCTGCCGACTTCACCGTCGTCGACCGGCGGCATGAACCGGTGATAGTCCCGGGTCGCGACGTCACGCAGGCGCGCGTGCTGCACCCGGTCGTTCGTCCGGACACGCCGCTTGCCCGCCAACTCCAGTGCCCGGCCGACGAGTAGGTCCACAACGGCCAGTTCGACATCGCCACGCAGGCCCGCCGCCTGGTCACCGCTGTTGTCCTCGGTGGCCGGTTCCTGCTGCCCGTCAGCGCCCGACTCGTCATCGGATTGCTGGTTGTCGGCCGGCGGCAACGCAGGCTGCGGCTCAGGGAAGTCGATCGCCTGCACACTCTCGTCGAGCAGGGGCAACAACGTCGGCAACAGCGTCGGATCCTGCGAAACCTTGTCCTGCGCCCACTGTTTCCAGCCGTCGAGGGTCGAGAAGTCGTAGAGCGAGTCATCGGGCAACCCGTACTGACGGACCAACGCCTCGGCCGTGATAGCGCCGCGGTCGAACGCGTCGCGGGCCTCGTCGGTCTTGTCCGGGTCGGCGGTCAGGCGACTCGCGTCGTACCACAGGACATACTTGTCCGGATCGATCCCGGCCGCGACCAGCATGTGGCGCAGCACATTGTCATAGATCGCCTGGCAGATCGTTTCAAGCACCGGCGACACGTGCAGCTGCACATCGTTGTCCGACAGCAGCCACGCAGACCAGTGATTCGAGTTGCCGAGCCCGAGCAACTGTTCCGGCGACATGTCCAGGCCCATCGCGAGCCGCGCGATCGCCTCCGTGCGCGTCCTAAGCGCCGTGTCGGTGACGTCCTTGCCGATCTCCTGGTGATGGATCTTCGACAGGTGCTCACCCGGCGCCGCGACCACGACGGGAACCAAGGCCGCCATGCTGTCCGGATCCTTCGCTGCCGTCTCACCAACACGAACGATCATGTGCTGCAGCTTCTCCGCCACACCCTGTCGGCGAGCTGGTGGCGTCGGTGACCCGGACGGTTTGTCCGCCGACACCGGCGCCTGCGAATCCGGCAGGCTCGCCTCCGACGGCACGAACAGCAGACCGTTGTTCAGCAGCCGCGAATTGTCGGCGTTGCGGATCTTCTTTGTCGTACGGACGATCTCACGCAGCGGGTCCATGCAAGCCTGCACTGGCGACGTCGGCTCGGATGCGTCCTCAGCGTCCTCATTCCACACCCGAAAGATGCCATCCCCGGCTGTGGCGTCGAACTCGTGCTTGGACCCGTCCGGCAGTTTGATTACGACGCTGTTGCGCCGCGCACCCTTTTCGATTTCCTTGCGGGTGACCACAAACCACCGCTCAGGCAGCAGTGAACCATCCGCCCAGCCCGCCGCCGGCCGCATCAGGATCGCGATCCAGTGCTCGCCGGGCACTGTGAGGCACTCGGTGGCGCGTTTGATGATCTTCGCCTGGCCCAGCGGTCCGCCGGCGATCTCGCGCACGATCTCCGCGAACCGCATACCTTCCGCGTTGTCGGGATCGATGCTGCCGGTCGGCAACCCAGTGTCGGGGTCAATCTCCGACGCGACGAGCCGCACCCGCGAGCACGATTTGGAGCGCCACCGCACGTAATAGCCGAGCTCACCAACCTGCCGATGCATCTCCCAGGCGTCGGCCTGCCAGTTGTTGCGGCGCCCCATCGTCGCGGCGCCGAACACCTTGCTCGGGTCGCTCACCGGTGCGCTGGCTGCCGTCAGCGCGACAGGACGCGCACCGGACGCGACCAGCGCGGTGCCCTTACGGCGTCGAACGACGCGCAAATCCGGAGCTGCCACGAGCGAGACGGTAGCCAAGCTGGGTGTTTACTCGGCGTTCTCGACGATCTCCATGTCCTCGTCCGCCGTCAACGGCGCCGCCAGCCCGACGAGGTGGCTGGTGGCCAACGCGACTCCGAACGCCGCCCACCACGGCCACCCGATCAGCCACACCGGCAAGATTGCCGTGGCCAGCGACAGCCAAAACCCCACGCACCACGGGCATCCCAGGAAGTACGCCAGAGTGTTCCACCGCGCCATCGTCCGCAGATGCAGCTCCGCCGCGATGGGCTGCATGTTCACCTCCGCCTCTTCACCGGCCAACTTCGCGGTCTGGGCCCGGCGTGCGATCCGAATCCGCAACGGGTCCAGCACGGTGTCGAAGTTGACCAGGCGCACGAGCCGCATCACGGCCAGCACGTAGACGACGAGAATCAGAATGGATTGTCCGAGACTAAGATTCATGGGCCGGGACGCTATGTAGCAGGGGTGAAACTGTCCCAACCGGTGAGGACACCGCAGGTCAGACGGCAGCTAATGCCCTACGGCTCTCAGCTTTCCGCTTCCGGCCACAGGTCCGGCACCACTTCCGGCCGCCGTGCTCGTAGGTGTTGTACGGCACCATCGGATGCCCGCACCTCGGGAAGGTCTTCAACTCGCCGGTCATGTGGGCGTCGACGACCTGATCGAACTGGGCCCGCAGTCGCTCCAGCTCCGCCTCAGCCTCAGCCAGATTCCGGCGGGTCAACGCGTGATCGCAACGCTCAGTGCGCAGATCGTCACCGAGCGCACGCGTTTCGGTCTGCGCCACGACGGCCATCTGGGTGATGTCCTCCGCGCGGATCGACCGCACCAACCGCAGCGAGCACGACATACGGTCGGCGATGTCCTGCGCCGTCACCCCAGCGAGCGTCAGACCGGCGACGAGCCAGGCCCGGTCAGCGTCCGACAGCTCCGTCATCTTCCGCGAGGCTTTCGGCGTCGACAGCACCGCGGCAACCATGTGCTCATCAGGCTGCCAGCGTGGAGGCTGCGTCACGAACGCCACCGTAAGCCCACCAGTCAGTGAGCTGTGCGCACGGAACATGTTGACACCCAAAACGTTACGCTGCGAGTGACCCGCAGCACTGCATAGGTGAAGGGCGAAGGCTTGCTACGTCAGCTAGTCGCCTTGGCCACGGGCGCCAGCTGGGGGTTCTTCCCCATCTGGAGGAGTTGGCGAAGGTGCATCCGACACTGGCCTTGACGCATCTGGTGGAGAGTCCGGGGTAGCGTCGGCCGCGCTCGCTGCAGCTTCTGACGCGAGCCGTGTCTGCTCCATCTCCTCGGGTGTCTCGGCCCACCAGCCGGGTCCAGTTCCAGTTTGCTTTATGTGGGGATACTGGGGGTACATTTTATGGAAGTCTTGTTTTAGTTTTGCGCCTACAGCATCTGTTAGAAGGATTGCTGGCTCCAAATTGTATTTGAGCCTCAGTCGGTTATTAACTGCCAGACCGTAGTACCAGATGGCACCGACGTAATGAGTTGTCTGATCCAACGTCAGTGAGACTTCATCACCGACATTGAATCCAAGGTGCCTCGCTTCTTTGACGAACTTCGCGTCGGCTCTTCCGGAACTGTGCGCCCATACGTTTCGAATCTTGTACGAGTCGACGAATGCCGCTGTGATTGACGACGCTGTCTGCGGTGTATTGAGATTGAGAAATCCGAGGGTCTGTTCGACGCGTTCTTCGACCTTGCGCGTATCGATGCTGGACTTGATTGCTTCATAGACCAATTCGAGCTTGACTTCCTGCGGCGCTAGAAGGTGGTGAACCTTTACACTTTTGTTCTTTATGTCTTTATCTTCCAGTAACGACGGATCGGCAGCTAACACTCCTTTGCAGAAGTCATCAATGAACGCATCGAAGGCTCCCCAAGCGGCCATTATGGACATTGAGTGAAGAAGTGGGTCTTTGGCAACCTTTTCGAGCCGTTTGAGTTCGTCTTTGTACTTATCATCTTTAGATAGGGCCCTAATAAATAACATTCCTAAGCCGCTAGTAATTCCAATACCAGATTTTGCCATGTTGGTGAGGTGAAAGACCCTCTCCATGAACTCATGGAAGTTGTAGTACGCCTGGCCAGCGGGTGATGCGAGATACTCTGTGTCGTCCACACTTGGCAGTATGGCGTGCTTGCGGACCCGGCGGACATCAGCCCCAACTCCACACAGTGCGCCGTGTTCGCCGCAGACGTCACCCGATCTTGCGCGACATCCAATCGTCCATGCTCACCACCGAGCCACCGCGCTCCGGCCCGTCCGACGCCGCGCCCTGGCCCTCGGTCAGCGGTGCCGCCATGTCCCACTCCAGGCCAGCGGCATGCACGCATTCATCGTGGCCAATCACCAGCGCTGCCAGGTTGTCCGGCTGATGCTGGCCCGCCTGCCACGCCACCGCTTTGATCTCGAAATCGGGGAAATGCCCCGCCAGACGGCAGGTTCCGGTTTCCAGCGCCTGCAGCAATGCCGCCGAACGGGCCACCGCATCCCCCACCCGCGCGCGGCCTTTCGGCGGCCACGACGTCACCCGAATCTCACGGCCCAACGTGCCTGCCTCGACCGCCCGCCCGATCGCCGCCCGAACCACCCGCACATACGTCTCCCGCGCGGAAAACCCCTCCACCGTGATCTGACTCGCCCCCACCTTCACCGCGAGGTCCACCGCAGCCACGGCCCACGCGTCCGACGTCATCGGCGCCGAGATGTCCGCGATCATCGCCACCACACCGCCAGCCGTCATCGACGTCGCCACCAAACCGCACGAGTCGCCCTCACCCGAATCGCTCGGGTCCACAGCCACCACCGTGAACACCGGCCGCGCCGGCGCCACCGGCAACCGCCACCCGTCCAACCACGCCGCTTTCACCAAGCTGCCCGCCGGGGTCTTCGGCTCCCCGCAATACAGCGCGAACCACACCCGCTCCCCCACCATGCGGCGCGTCGCCGCGAAATCCGCTGCCGTGTAGCCCAGCGCCGAGATCATCGCCACACCCGGCGGCCGACCCAACGCGTCAGGAATCTTCGCGTCGCTCACGGCGGGAATGTTGGTGCGCCGCCACCGCTTCGGATCCTGCTTCAACAACGCGCCGGCCAGATCCTCCTCATGCCAACGGGTCATCACCAACAGGATCGAGCCGCCCGGGTGCACACGCGTCGACAACGTCGACTGGAATTCGTTCAGCACGCGCTTGCGGTGCGCCTTCGAATCCGCCTCCGCCGCATCCTTAACCGGGTCATCGATGATCATCAGATCCGCGCCGAAACCCGTCACACCCGAGTTGATGCCCGTCGCCAGGACGCCGCCTTCGTGGCCCTCGACGCGCCACTGACCAACCGCCGTCTTGTCCCGCGCCAACCGGAAGCCGAGAAAGTCGCCGTGCTCGTTGATGATCTTGCGGACCTCACGAGAATGCACCTGCGCCAGCTCATCCGAGTAGGACACGATCACGATTTCGAGGTCCGGGTTCTGCATCAGCGCCCAGACCGACGTCCAGATGGCCAGCATCCGCGACTTGCCGGTCCGCGGCGGCGTCGACACTGCGTCGCGCTCGTCGGGCTCGTTGACGGACCGGACCGCGAGGTCGGACAGCAGCCGGATCGTGGGCGTCACACGAAATTTCGGGTCGAGGCGACGTGCCAGCTCCGCAGGGGTCGCCGGCCGACGTTGGGCGCGGATGGCCCGCACGTGGCGAACAGCCGTCAACAACGCAACCGGGGCGGACACCCGCGAAGAGTGTCACGCCCCGGTGCTCCGATCGGCTACGACGACGGGGTGTAGCCCGGGACGCGCTGCCTGTACGCCCCAACTGTGAACGCGAAAGCCACTGCCAGCGACTCCAACCCCTTGGCATTCTCAGTCGCAGCGCGGTTCTTGATCGCCGCCAACAACGCGTCCCGCGTTTCTTCCGTCAAATCAGCCATGTTCCCCTCTCCGCCGCGACACCTTGCCGCAGCGACCACACGCTAGCGTCGACCGCGCACTTGCGTGACGCAAACGTCAAAGACGGTGTCTAAGCCGAGATCAACTGCTGCGCGCGCTGAAACGACACGCCTAACACCTCACCGACGTCGCGCACCGCCACCCCGTGCGCCGAGAGGCTGCGGGCCAACGTCTTGGCGTATTCCTGAGCCGCGGCCGCATGCCGCTCCGCCAGTTCCCGCTCCTTGGCCACCTCGTCAGCGATAGCCGTCACGTCGATGTCGTCGACACTGATCGAAATCTCCACACCGACTTCCGAGGGAGCGGCATCGACCACGGTGCAGATGAAGTCGAGCGCCTGGCCGGGGACGTCGGCGAGCCGGCGCGCCTGAGTCGTGTCGGAGAGGTTGATCGAACCGTCGGCGGTCACGTACCCGTCGAGCTCGGGCACGGTGATCATCCACCACTTGTCGTCGCGGGTGACGTTGACCTTGTAGGTGTGCATGTTCAGTCCTCCTCGTCCTTGCAGTCGGTTGCGCACCGATCGATCACGTTGTTGACCTGGCGGCGCACGCCCGGGCTGATGGTCCGACCTCCGGTGTCCACCGAGACGCTGTAGCGGCCGTGCGGGCAGGTCCACACGGTGTGGCTGCCCTTGCCGTCACGCTTGGTGAAGCGCGCGTCTTTGAGCTGCTTGACGATTTCTCGGGTGGGCGCCGGTGCGATCATGACTTTAGTCTAGCGCGCTAGACTATTTCTAGTCAAGCGCGCTAGACAAATTGGATTGCAGGTCAGAGACGCCCCGTAAACAGCCGCCACAACCCCGAAACCATCCACACACCCACACCAAACGCGGCCAACGGCAACAACACCGGCCGCGTCGCCGGAAACAGACCGAGCAGCACCACCAGCACCACCGCCCCGATCTGGAGCTGACGCCACCGCTCAGCCCGACGCCTACGACGACCAACCTGAATGATGGCCTCGTAAAACTCCATCTGAGCTTTCACGAACTCCGTCACGTCGTCACCGCATCCCGCGCACCGCACCACACCCGCAGCGTCCGGGCCCACCAATTCGAGCACTGCCATGCACCGCGGGCACCGCGCTGGCTCACCCACCGGCAGCGCCGTCCTGCGCCTGGATCACCCGCTCCTCACGACGCACAATCTCCGTGTTCCGCACCTGCGGCCCCGTCCCGTAAACCTGGTCCTCGAAGAACGCATGCGCCGCCGACTCGTCACTGACCGGGCCGAATTCTCTGGCGGTCCATTCCCCGTCACCCAGCAACACCTCGTACCGCACGAAGAACGTCACGTTCACGTCACCCATCACATACCCTCCGACTCTGATTCGTCCGCTGCTGCGCGGATCACTCGATACACCGTGTCACGCCCCACGCGGAACGACTTCGCGATATCCGCGACCTGCTCCCCCGCAGCGTGCAGCTTCAACACCTGCTCCACCTGCGCGTCAGTGAGCGCCCGCGGTCGGCCGATCGGCTGCCCACGCGACCGCCGCGCCTCCCGAGCAGCGGCACGCCGCTCCCGGCCCAGCTCCAACTCCAACTCGGCCAGCGACGCCAGCACCCCGGCGATCATGCGGCCTGTCGCGTTCGAGGTGTCGATGCCCTCACGCAGACTGCGCAGCACGATGCCCCGCTGCCCGAGATCCCGGATGGTCAGCATCACCTCGGCGGCGTTGCGGCCCAGGCGGTCGATGCCAACGACCACGATGGTGTCGCCCTCCCGGGCGTAGTCCAGCAGGGCGGCCAGGCCGGGTCGTTCATCGCGGGTCGACGTGCCGGTGAGTTTGTCGCTGTAGACCCGATCAGCGTCGACGCCGGCCGCCGCGAGCGCGTCGGCCTGCTGGTCGAGGGACTGGTGACCTGTCGACACACGGGCGTACCCGAGCAGCGCGCCCGACATCAAGCGGCCCCGAGCCATACCGCGGTGGTGTACGGGTCGGGGCGGCCGCTGATCTTCCAGGCCGCGATGCTGGCGGCGTCGGTGCGTGCCATCTCGGCGATGGCGACCCACACCGGATAGTGAGCGGTGAGCTTGGCGGCGTACTCGCACTTGAAGTCGTGGTAGTCGAGGCCGGCCGCGGTGATGGCGGCGATGACTTCGTCGGTGGTGGTCTGGGGGCGGGTCTTGGTCACGACTAGAGACTATCGCAAAAGTATCGCAAAACGCAATATTGCTTATCCAGTTTTGCGGCGACTTTTGCGTAACTCCATCCTGCGGAAACGCTAGGGGTCGGGCGTGTCCTCAGTGCTGTCGCTTTGCTTTAGTTTTGCGACACCACTATCCGGCCAGGCCAGTACCTCGTCGCACGCCTCCGCCGTCCAGTCCCCCGCGTCGGCGTCCGGCTCAGCCTCGACGCCTTCGGCCGCCCTGGTGACCGCCAGCCACTCCGCAAGCTCACCGGCCGGGATGCCACCACCGACAGCGAGCACCTGGCGCGCCACGTCCACATGCAGCTCCCACAGCGGATCGTCGGGGCCCTCGACGCGTGCGAACAGTGCCCGAGCCTCAGCGGCCGCTGCGGCGTCGAGCGCGGCGGGGTCGAGCCGGCCCGTAGCGATGTCCTCGGCCAGCGACATCGCCGCGTCCACGCCGGCCTTTTTCGCGGCCTTCGCGGCAGCCTTCATTTGCTCGGTAGTGGTCATGCTTCGCTCCGTTCGGCCGGCAGTTCGACCACCTCGGCGTCGATCGCATCGAGCAGCCGAGCGCGGGTGTCGGTCAGGATCTCGGTCATCGTCTGCGTCACCGTCACGTCAACCTGCGTCGGAACCGCAACCCACTCGCCCCGCAGCTTCGCGCGCTTGTCGATGCCGTCGAACGCCACCTTGACCAGCTCGGCCAACGTCCGTAGTTCGCCTCGCTGCTCGGCGACCTCCATGGCCTTGAACAGCTTGTCGATGCCGCGGGTCAGCATGTCGCCCGACGCCCGCCGCATCGTCTCGAGCTCGTCGGGCGGGTTCTTCTCCAGCCAGCTCTTGACGGCCTTGAGTGCGGCCTGGGGCGAGTTGTAGCCGACCTCGCGTGCGACCTCGCTCCAGGTTCGTCCGGAGCAGCGCAGTTCCCAGGCTTGTTCGCAGCGTTTGTTGCTGGCTTTGCGGTTCATGACTGGGGGCATGGTGTGGATTTTCTGTTGGGTGGGTGCTGGTTGGTGGACTGTGGTCCGGTTTGGTTTGTGCGGTTTTTGGGCGTCGGGGATGAATTACAGGCGTGTTTTTTGAGGCCCAGCGTGGCCGTGGGGCTGCGTTTGGGGGGTTTCTGGTGTGGTTGTGCCTGGCGGGGGTGTTTCGTCACGCGTTTCGTCACGGTTGAGGGCGGCTCGGATTTGGGCCATGCCTCGTCGTGCTGCGGCGCGGTGGTCGGTGTGGTCGCAGACGTGGGTGTCTCGGTAGCCGTCGGTGTCGCAGAGCGGGCAGTTGGCGATGGCGTGGAGGCGGTCGGCGTGGCGTCGGCGGTTTTGTTCGGATGCCCAGATTTGGTCGGCGGTGGGGCCGGTGGCTTGGCGTTCGTCGGCGTGGGGGTCGTAGGGGTCACGCATCGGCCTGTGCTTCCTCGGCTGGGTCGGTGGTGGTGGTTCGGGTTGTGAGGGCGGCGCGGACGGCTGCCATGCCGCGGGCGTTGGTGTCGGCTTGGGCGGGGTTGTGGTTGCAGACGATGTGGGTGCTGCCGTGGACGTAGCCGTCTGGGTCGCATAGGTCACAGGCGTGGATGGCTTCGGCGATGAGTGCGGCTCGTGCGTGGGCGGCGGCGGACTGTGCTTGCGCGTGGGCGGTGCGATGGCGTTCGGTCCAGCGCTCGTGGGCCTTGCGGAAGTGTCCGCAGTGGGGGCAGTCGGGGATTTCGGCGTCTGCGGGGAGTGCGCGGTGGGTTTTGCAGCGGCGAGGCGGCTCGGGGTCGTCGGTGTCGTCCGGTGGTGCTGCGGCTATTGGGGGGTCGTTGCGGGGGCCGTTGGGCTCGGTGTCGGCGGTTTCGGCTGCTCGCGCGCGTTCCCCAACGTAACCACCTAGGGAGGTGAGTGAACCTGAACCTGAACCAGAACCCGAGGGTCCCTGGGTGGGTCTCGGGGAGGGTCCCGGGGTGGGTCCTGTTTCCCCAGGTCGCGGGGAGGGTCCCGCAGACCCTCCCGGGGAGGGTCTCGTGGAGGGTCCGTGGGAGGGTCCCGGGGTGACTCCCTCGAACGGCTCAGGGAACGGCTGCGGGTAACCGTCGGCCAGGGTTTTCAGGTGCGTTCGGGCCGTGACGTACGTCTGGTTGAGCGAGTCCCGGAGGCGCTTCGCATAGTCCTTGTCGCCCTTGACGTCCGGCACGTCCATCCGGTTCAACTCGGTGGCCAGCACGGCAGCGAACTTCGGGGAGTCGATCACAGCCAAGATCCGCAGGGCGGCGAGGAACATGGTGGGCTGCTTATCGAGTTCGTCGCGGCGGATCCTCGACCTGATCAACACCTCCCCCGCGTCCTCGTCGGTGAAGACGTAGCCGCGGCGCTCCATCCGCACGAGTGCGGCCTGCAGGTCCTCGACGGCCGGGAGCCGGTCGCCGTCGCGCATGGCCTTGCGCCAGCGGGTGAAGTTGATGGGCTGGATGCCGGCCGCGTTGACGGCACGCTGCCCGTTGAGCACCTGGAAGAACAGCTTGTCGAAGATGGGTTGGTCGCAGAAATCTTCGTCGGACCACTGGGAGAACAGGTTTTTGGCGTATTCGCGGGTGGTCACTGTGCTGCTGCCTCTGCGGTGGTGGTGGCGGTGAGCATGGCGTCGATTTCGTTGAGGTCGTAGCGGACGGTGCGACCGACTTTGTAGCCGGTGATGCGGCCTTGGGCGCGCCAGCGGCGCAACGTGTTTCCGCTGACGCGTGCGTGGTCTGAGGCTTCGCCTTCGGTCGCCCAGCGACGTTCCGTCATCGTTTCGGCTCCTGGTGGGGCTTGGCGGCTCATGGTCGGGGTTGGACGGTAGAGCCGACTGGTGCAGGCTCGGGTTCCTTTGTGGGACAGTCGGGATGGTGGCCCTGTGTTGGTGGGTGCCATCCGCAGTCGGCGCAGCGTTTCATGGCGATGAGTTGGGCGCGGGTGAACAGCAGGCGGATCTTCGGGTCGCTCATTGGGCGCCACTCCTGATGCGGTGGCCCCCGTTGGGTGGTCGGCCGACTGGTCGTTGGGCGCGGCCCTTGTCGGTGCGTTCGAATCCGCCCCAGATGCCGTGGCGTTCGCGTCGGGCGTTGGCGTCGGCGAGGCATTGGAAGGCGACGGGGCAGGTGGCGCAGATGGCCTTGGCGCGGGCCCGGGTGGCGTCGTCGGCTTCGTTGGGGAAGAACAGCTCTGGGTCTTCATCGCGGCATCCGGCGCGGGCGCGCCATGTCGGGTCGGTGGTGGTCATGAGGCTTCGCGCTCCTCGTCTCGTGCGGCCTGGGCAGCGGCTGCGGCTGCTGCTTGCGCGGCGATGCGGGCAGCGATACGCGCCTGCTGCGCGGGTGATTGGTGGGTGAGGTGCCAGTGCTCGCCGCAGGGGCACAGGTAGGGGTAGAGCCGGTCTTTCTTCTCCCCGGCGGGTGGCCGACGACGGCGTTGGTAGCGGTTGGCTTTGGCTTTCGACCGGTAGGTGCGCTTCTCCGGCGTCGGGCACGGCTCGCCGGCATCGTCGGGCTGCGCGGGCGCGGAGCTCATAGCGGGATCTCGTCGAACAGGTCCGATGACGGCCGGGCACCCGCGGGTGGAGACTCCGCAGCTGCCGAGCCTGGTGCTGGCCGTGGTGGTTTCGCTGGGCGGCCGGCCTTGCCGAGTTCGGTGAGCGCCGCGCCGAGCCGGTCGAGTGCGCCCTGCGTGTTCTTGACGGGGTTGGCCCACCGGTCGGTCAGCGCCGACACCGCGCGCTGCACGTCGCCGAACGCCCGGACCGCTGCGGCGATCTCGCGGATCTGCGCGAGCGTGACCTCGCCGCTCCACCCGTACCGACCCGACGACCGATCAGTCGCGCCGGCGGTGAAATCGATCTTGGCGCCAAGTGCCTGTTCGACCTGGGCGAGGCGCTCGCGGATCTGGGCGGCGTCGTGCAGGCCACCGGCGGCCACGCGGCGGTCGACGGCAGCCTGCACCTGCTTGTCGAAGTCGCGGCGCGCGTCCTCGCGGGCGTCGCGGCGCAAGGCCTCGGCGGCCTGGGCGCGCAGTGTGTCCTGGCGGGCCATGATGCTGCGCACCGCATTCCACGCCGGCCGGTGCACGCGGGGGTCCTTGCGGTGGGCCTGGGTGTGGACCTGCATGCGGTTCTTCGACCGCGGCGACGGGCTCATGAGGCCCCACCCGGCGGGTAGTTCGCTGTCGTGCACAATCGCGGGATCGTTGACGACGAGCCACCATTCGTGGCATTCGTCGGCCCAGGCGTCGGCCTTGCCGGGCTTGTTCAGTTCGTTGAGCCAGTCGCTGCGGCTGATCTTGAGTTCGTGGCCGATGAGGATTCGGCCGCTGCTGCTGGTGAATCCGACGTAGATGGCGTCGCAGCGGCTGCCGTTGCCCCATCCGCCGTTCTGCCCGACTTCGGGGAGGAACACGCCGCCAGGCATCGGCGCCGAGGGTTTGATGTAGTGCCGCTCGAGCTGAGCGAGCAGGTCGCTCGAGGCGCTCACCTGTCAAGCTCCGGTGTGTAGAGCACGCGCACGGGCAGCACGATGGCGGTCGCCGGTTCCTCGACTTCGGCCCCAGTCGCCCACCACGGTTCATTGGGCGTGTATCTACCGTCTTTCATCCATGCGACGTCGCGGTGCGACTCGTGGACGATGCTGCGGTCAGGCAGCGCGTCGAGCTGCTCCACGGTCTCGATGAGTGCCGGGCGCAGGCGACGCACCTCGGCGATCAGCAGTCGGTGCGCGTCGACGATGCGGCCCAGCTTCTCGCTCGCCCGGGTGCCGTCGGACATGTACACCAGTCCGCGGGTTGCGTTTTCGAGTTCATCGAGGTCGAGTTCAGACATAGCGCCACTCGATTCGGGTGACCATCGAGTCGGGCCGGCAGCCCTTGTGGGAGTCGCAGAAGAACCGCAAGAACTCGTCGGGTGTCAGCTCGGGGAAGCCTTCGCGTGCAACGTCGTCGAGGTCGATGTGGTTCAGCGGTTCCCGCCGGACCGACACCACCTCGACATCGGTGATCCGCACCAACGGTTCGCCCTTGCGGCGGCCCATCACCTTGCGGCACAGGGTCAAACGGTCGCCGGGCTTGAGGATCAGCCACCCCATGCGGCGCGTCACGTCCTTGGTGCGGGCGACCACCTGCGCCTCGGTGAGCGACACCGACATCAGCCGAGCCATCAGTCCTCCACTTCGTCGTCGGCGGGTTGCTCGAACCCGGGGCAGTCGCACATCTCGTCGAGTCGCGCCCCGGGCGGTAGGTGGCAGCAGCCGGTGTGCACCACACCGTCGCCGTGGTCGTCCCGCGGGTGATCGCAGAGCGCGCACACGATTTCATCCATCACCCCGCCACCCCCGGGTACTCGTCCCAGGTGCGTCCATCGAGCACGCGACCAGCGCGGGTCTTGCCGACGCGGCGCATCGCGGTCCAGCCGCCATGGCCGGCGCGGAACGGGTTGAACGGGTTATCAGGCGTCAGCGCCATGCTGCCCGACAGGTGCATCGCGCACCGGTTGCCACTCTTGGCATCACTCGGCACGTTGAGCACCCGATAGGGCTCATCGATGCCAAGCTCGGGATCAGCCGGGTGCTCGGTGACGTCCTCGATCCACTCGCCGTGCTGCTTGTGCAGATACGCGACGCCAGCCGACTGGCATTGGTCTCGAATCGAGCGGAACCATTGCGGGTGAGCGGGTCTCGCACCTGGCCCCGACTCACCGCCGGTGATCACCCAGTCGAGGCATGCGGGGGTGATGATGTGCGTCTCCCGGGGCGACCGCAGCGTGGTCATCGCGATCCGATTGCCCACCCCGGTGAGGACATTGCGGCGCGCGACGTTGAGCAGATCGATGGGTCCAAGAAGTGGTTCGGCGCTGATGAACCGGACGGCGGCCGGGGTGTCGAGCAGCGCGGGGATGCGGATGTCGGCCCACTGCTGGTTTTCGGTGGAGACGCCGAGCCACACGTTTGGCAGGTAGTGAAGGCTGAGCTGCAGCCCGTCACGATCTCCGGCCGGTAATCCGGGGTCGAGCGCTTCGTAGAGGACGCGCGTCCAGAAGGCGTGGCTGTTCAGCAGCGACCGCATCCGACCGTGGCGCTTAGTGAGCACCTGGAAGGTGTGGCGTTGCGCGAGAAGCATGATCGCGAACACCTTCGCGATGTACTCGTCGGGCACCTGGTCGTGGAACAGGTCGGACTGCGCGTTGACGAAGATCCGCCGCGGGCGCTTCCACTGCAGCGGCAACGACAGCCGATCCTCGACGAGATTGACGCGTCCCGTCCACTCACCACCAGACTCGGTGCCCGCGTACGGTTCGACTACCTTCGGGTTCGGATTCGACTGCATCCGGTGCGCCGTGCGGATCGCGTAGCAGTGGTCGCAGCCCGGACTCACCTTGTCGCATCCGATCACGACATTCCATGTGGCGTCGGTCCATTCGATGCCGGTGTTGTCGCTCATCGTTCCATCAGCTCCTCGGTTGAATAGATCAGTGGTGCGAGGTTGTCGAGCACGAGGCGCATCCCGTGCTCGACCTCGGCGTCCTCGTCCAGTGCGGACACGGATAGTTCGCGGTGCAGTTCGCGTATCGGCCGCAACGCCTCACGGGCAGCGTCCACGGCGTAACCCGCATCCCATGGCGTCGAGTGGCCCGACTTCCACCAGCCCGACGCCTGTTCGGCCCGTTGTGCGGCTTCGACTGCTGGGTCGCTCATCGTGTCCTCCTGGTTGATCCGGTGGTGCGTCGTCTATAACGGTGTCGGAACATCGATTCCGCGGTCACGACCGGAAGTCCTGTCCGTGATCTGCCGCGCCGCAGGATGGATGGCGACACCCGTCGTTGTGAAGCGCGTCGCCACACGCCGGGGCAGAACACCACGCGCATACCCCTGAAGCGCGCTGGATCTCCTCGGCTACGTGCCGGGTCCACTCGTCGGCGGTCTGCACGATCCGCCGACACCCACACCGCGTGTGCGTGCCATGAAAGAACGGGCCCTGATGAACACGCAGGACCGCCACCAACTCATCGACCGTCATGACGTGCGCCCGTCGACGTCGAACAGTGATCGCTGATCGCTGATCGGCCGGTTCGACCAAATCACTTCGGTGCGGCCCTGATTGGCGCCATTGCCTTGGCCGGTCATGTGCGGGATCTCGATGCGGTCCCATCCCTTGAGCGCGGTCTCGTAGAGGTCGGACGGATAGCCGGACAGCACCACCGACGCCTGGCAAGCCATGAGCGCCCAGAGCAGCTCGACGTGGTCGCTGTGCTCTGGCATGTCGATCCGGTACCCGTTGCCGCCACCTCGTGTGCTGCGCGTGGCGCCGAGATATGGCGGGTCGACGTACAGGCAGCACTTCGGGTGCGAACCGTAGGCCGCGATGATTTCGAGGGCTGGTTTGCTCTCCAGGCTGACGTGGTGGAGACGTTCGGCAGCTGCGGCCATCCGGTCGACGTAGGCGGCGAGGTAGCCCGGCATGCCGGTCGAGTTGCCGCCCGGGTTTACGTAATACCTCCACCCGGTACTAGATCGCATGGTGCCGCCACGGGATTGCGTGATCTGCACCCACACGAGGCGGGCGATCTCGACGTCGTCGAGCCCGTCAAGGATCGCGCCGCGGGTAAGTGCGTGCTCGGCGCGCGAGTGCGGGGTGAGCGCGCACGCCCGGGCCAGCTGCTCTGGTTGGTTGCGGAGTACTCGCCAGAATGTCATCAGCAGACCGTCGAGATCGTTGACGGTTTCCATCCGGCTCGGTCGCTTCGCGAGCAAAACGGAGAGGCCTCCCGCGAACGGCTCAACGTAGTGCTCGTGCGCCGGCAGCAGCGCGGCGATCTTCGTGGCCAGCCGTGTCTTGCCGCCGTAGTACGCCATCGGCGGGGCGGTCACGCGACCACCCCGAGCGACTCGGCCACGACACCGACGAGATCCCGCGCGGCCGGCGGCGTCACCGCGTTGCCGGCCAACTTCACTTGTTCCCGACGATCACCCAAGACCACGTAGTCGGACGGAAAGTCCATCGCCGCAATGATTTCCCTGGGCTCCAACATCCGGAATCGAACATCACGCAGGTCGACGGTCGGCTGGTCCGCGGTCAGCAGCGACTGATGGCCCGTCGTCGTCACGGTCCGGATCGGCTCAGCGGCCGGCGTGGTCATCTGCCCTTGGTCGCCGCGCGCGGTGTTGTTCCGCATGATCAACGCGTGCTTCTCGACCGTCGACACCGTCGGCAGCGGGCTGGCCGCCCGCACAGTGCCTCCATTGCCGTAGAACGTCGTCACCAGAGCGTGGTGATTGCCCGACGCTGTAACCGTGGCCAGAGGATCGGTCACCTGTCGGGCATCAGACCCGCCGCCGCGCAGCTCGGCGACGAACGCCAGCCCTGTCTCGTTGCGGGTCGTCATCGTCCGCGACGGCGACGACACCGGCTGGGCGTGCTTACCGGCGCGCCCCTCCACCGGGACCAGTAGCGGCGACCAATAGCGGTCGATGCCGGCGCGGACGCGTTCCATCGTCGACGGTGCGAGCGGCAACCACACCTCTTCGCCTGTGGCCTTGATGACGAACTTTTTCAGCGGCCGGTCGTAGAGCAGCTTGCCTTCCAGCGACCAGTCGATGATCTCCTCAGCAGCGCGGACGCTGGGCTCGACAGTCGCGTTGCGGCACGACGTGTTGGGGCATCGGTAGACGTACTGGCGGCGGTAGTTCGCCTTCGGCGACCCGCCCGGTTTGAACGCCTGCATTGCCCGCACCGGGCCGCACTTCGGGCAAATAGCTTCAGGCCGGGTGACGCGTTCGACGTCGGGCCGCCGGTTGCCGCGGCGCCAGAACAACACGTACATCCGATCGCGGGACTGCGGGGCCCCGAGGCCGAGCAGCTGCGCGTGCATGCTGTTCAGGAACACGATCTGGTGGTCGTAGCCCATGTTGTCCATCGCGGACAGCCAGGACCGGAACAGGCAGCCCTTGTCGGGTGACCACTCTGGCGCCCACTCGATCGCGTCCACGACGTTCTCGACGATGATCGATCGGTAGCCATGCGCCTCGGCGAACCGCGGCACATCCCACATGGTGGCGCGGGACCGCTCGGCCGCTTCGTCCGGCAGCGGCGGTTCCTCGGTGAACAGGTCGGCCTGGATCAGCTTTTTCTTGCCCTTGGCCACACTGTGATTCGTGCACTCGGGGCTGGCCCACAGGATGTCGGTGCGTGGGAACCTTCGTGGGTCGGTCTGCGAGATATCCGCGCACAGGTGATCCGCGTCGGGGTGGTTCGTGTTGTGCGTCTCCACCGCGAGATCCCAGTGGTTCGACGCGATCCGGACCGAGACGCCAGGGACCGCGATGGCCCCGGTGCTCGATCCCCCAGCGCCGCAGAACAGATCGGTGAGGGTCAGCATTTCGGGGCCTCGCGTTCGATCTTGGCGCGCACCGAATCGGTGAGCGTCTGCAGGGTTTCCGCGACCCACGCCAGGGACTGATCGGTGCGGAACCGGGTCTTGCCGTCCGGGTACACGAGGATGGCAAGACCCGTCTCATCGGTGTCGACAATCTCGACTTTGCGATCGTCCAATGAGCCCATCACGCGCACGCCTCGTCGATCGCGCGGATGGTGGCGCAGGGCCACGAGTCATGGCATTCGCAGCAGTTCTTCCAATAGGTCGACTCGGTGTGCAGTTCCCGAACAGCGTTGATCGCCCGGCCTTGTCGTTCGGCGAGCTGCTTAGTGGCCAACACCTCATCGGCGGCCGAAAGGATGCCCAGAGTCGCGCCACGGTCTATCGCGGCCAGAACGGTGCCGATGCCGGCGTCGTACCGGGCCGGGACATCGGGGCTCTCACCGAGCGGTTCGGACTGGTCTTCGCAGGTGTTCATAGCAGGGTCAGCTCCGTCTGGTCGTCGAATTTGCAGGCCATGCGTTCCGCGACGTGTTGCTCCCACTCCTGTTGGTGGCCACGGAATCCGCACTGGCACCGGTAGATCACGGGCGTCTGCCGGTCGTACAGCCCGGCCTCGTGCTCATCCAATGCCGCGATGATGTCGGCGATGCTGTCGCGCAGGAACTCCCGAACGGTCGCCATCAGCACCCACTCGCCTGGGCTTCAACGGCTTTGACGCGGTCCAGTTCGCCGGCCCACGTCTTCGCCGAGTCCAGCGACGCGAACGCCTTCCCCTCGACCGGGATGGCGAGCATCGTGAGACCGTCGTGGCCCTGGCCCTGCAGGATCCACTCCGGGCCGACTCGTTGCACGCTGTACACGCCGCGCATCCCAACCGCGGTCTGGGTGCCGATGATGTGGTCGTGGGATGTCCACTGCAGCATCACAGTTCGTCGCCTTCCACTCGGATCTCGACGCCCGCCGTCTCCCCGATCTCAGCGAGCCGCTTGTACGCGGATAGGCCGATGACCTGCGAATCGTCGGAAAAACATACGTCCGTCAAGGCATCGAGACAGGCCCTCGAGAGCTTGTCGATATCCGGCCTTCTCACCGCCGCCGGGGTCCTGGTCTTCGGCGCCGACTTCGGGCGCGGCATCACGAAGTTCAGCGACACCGTCACTGCGCCGCCGAACAGCGGCCGGCCAGCCATCGCCTGGTGCGCGGCCAGGGCGACGCGTTCACGCCACGGCCCAACCTCTTTCGACGACTCGACCAAGATGCCGCGCCCGACGTGCCGCTTGCTGCCCTGCGGGGCGGCCTTCCCCGGCACGAAGAACCGCACCGAGGCGTCGGCCCCTGGCAGTGTCGGGGCGGTCACTGGTCGCTCACCTTCGCGGCGGCGTCGGCGATGATCCCGCCCAGCTCCGTCTGTGGGTTCTCCACCGACACGGACACACCGCTCGCCTTCATGTCGCGCAGCGCCGCAACCAGATCGGCGTCAGCGGCCAGGACGGGCTCGATGCTGGGGCCGTCCGTCGCATCGCCGGGCACAGGCGTGCCCGGCATCGCGATGCCGATCCACGTGTCGCCGATCTGCACGATCTGCAGCAGTCGAGTCGGCGACCGGAACATCTGGATCTGCATGTTGCGGCGCCTGGCTACGGCCACCAGCGGAGCCAGCACTGTCGCCGACCAAAGGGTCAGCGGTACCTCGGCGTAGTCCTCTTTCGTGACGAACGTGTCGGTGCCGATCCGGTGCACGATGCTGATCGGGAACTTCGTTTCGTGGTGCGCGTGGAACTGAAACTCATTGTCCGAGTCGAACAATGCTGGCGTCTCAGCGAGTGTGACCGTCCAGCCGGGGTGCTCGTCGTCCTTGCCGTCCTCCGGTGGATCGGCGAGCACCAGGCTGATGTCGACGGTGTGCTGGTCGCCCTTGATTTTCTTCCATGACTTGATCAGCGACAGCACGTTGGCGACGGACTCGCACGGCCACACCATGGGGTCGATGCGGCCATCGCAGGGAATCCACGTGTGCCCGAGCACGTACCTGTTGGTGGACGATGCGGCGAGCAGGTCGACGTCGCTGGGTTCGTCGCGCCAGGGCGCCCTCGTGGTGGTCAGGTGGACGCCGCCGACGTCGTTGCTGGCGGTCTGCAACGCGTCGGACAGGATGTCGATCAGCTTCGTGGTCTGGACAGTGATGCCCATGCTTGTTCCTTTCCGAGGATGGGGATTACAGGCGGTCGCCTGTGGCCTTGCGGGTGTCGATGGGGTGGCGGCCAAGGATCAGCTGCGTGATCCGGTGGCGCTGGGAACCGGGGTCCAGGTCGTCAAAGTCGGCATAGTCCGGCTCGTCGACTAGTCCGGGCCACCACGGGGATTGGGCGAGCTGGGCGTGGATCTGAGCGCGCGCCACCTTCGCCTGCACGAACGGGAACCGGAACGCCTCCGGCTTAGCCTCAGCCAGTTCCGCGAGCAGAGCGTCAGCATGCTGGTAGTGCTCGGCGGGGGTGAGCGTCATCGGTAGATCCACCCGAAGACGACGAATAGCGCGACCCACACGGCTGCCTCGGCCCACGTCACTGCGCAGCCTCCGCGGTCTTCGCGATGCGGTTGCGTGCCTTCGTCAACTGCCCCTTCGTGACCGCGTGCGACTTCCGCTCAGCCCGCAACAACTCGTCCCGATCCGACAACTTCTCGGCCAGCCGCAACGCCAGCACGCGCTGCTTCTCCGCTTCACTCTTGCCGTTGAACACATTCCTGTGACCGGCCGGGCAGTAGAAATTCGCGTGGTCCTGGCGACGCCGCTGCTCCATGTCGGCCGTCATGCCGAACGGCACACCGCACGCGGCGCAATGGACCAGGCTCAGTGCCTGCTCGTACGTGAGACTCATGCGCCCGGCCCGTCGAACAGCGAAATAACCGCGGCGGCTTCGTCGTACGTCATATCAGCCGTACGCCTAGCCTTCACCCCAGCCGCATCACCGAGGTACGAGAACCACTCGTCGTCGGAGTCGTACTTCTCGGCTTTCTGGATCTGCGCCATGCGGTCCAGCTGATCCTCGGTGGCCATCATGGTCTCGGTCGCTTGACCGTCCACGACCTGCTCGTTTTCCACTGGCGAGTCGTCCACCTCGCCGTCGATAAAGTCCGGCGTCTGGTTGATCGCATCCGGCGACAGATCCAGCCGCACACCCTCGTCCTGCGCGATCGCCCGCTGAGCCTCTGTCGACTTCGGCAACAGCTTCATCAGCTTGCGCACCATCGTCTTGTGCGCCATCGCCTCGAAGTGGTCTACCCACGGGCCGAACACCTTGCCGTCACGGTTCTTCGCCGTCGCGTGCCTGTCCCGGTACGCCTCCATGTCGGCGACCGTCATCGGGTCCGTCATCGAATACCCGCCGTCGACAGTGCGGCCCACTGCGTAGAACAGGATCGGCTTGCCCCGCGGACCGTCGATGCAAGGTCTGTGAATCCACTTGTCCTCAGCGGCACCGTATTCGACTTCGAAGTAGTCGTTGCTGTACACGGTGCGGGCATGGATGCTGGCGATGCGGCCCGACCGGTGCGCGAGTTCGACGTACCCCTGGTAACCGATGACCAACTGGGCTTTCTGCCCGCGAGTCTTGCTGTCCCAGAACGGCAGCAGGTACGCCTGCCCGAGCGCCCCAACGCCCGGACGAAGACCCAACTGGGCGCACGTCATCAGTGAGCCGAGCACCGATTTCGGCTCACACTCGGCGAGTTTCGGGTTCACCTGCAGGCAGGTCAACGCGTCCCGGATCAACTGGGTGGCCTCGACACCGCGCGGCATGGCCAGCTGAAACGACTTCTCCATTTTCTGGATCTTGACCTGCAGCGAGTCCTCGTCGCCGCGGCCCTGGGTAGCGACGGACTGCTGGGCGCGACGCGCCAAATCACGTGCCATGGTGGTTATTTGCCTTTCGGTAGGTAAACGGACGCCGCCTGATAGCGGCGGTACAACTCGGGGTCTTCGGCCTTGAGCCGGTCACGGTCGATCACCTCGACCTTGTGGAGCCAGCCGGCGTCTTCCTGCTCTTCGCGGAACGCCTTCTCGCGGAACTGGCCACGTCGCAGCGCCACGAGCTTCCGGCCGGTCTCGTCGGTGATGGCGTCGGCGCCGTGCAGGAGATCGGTCAACCGGTTGACGGCCTGCGCCTTGTCAGCTTTCACGGCCTTCTCGGCGTCGAGCGCTGCCCGGTAGGCGACCATCTCGGCCTCCACAGCCGCGATATCCTCGGCCACCTCGACGACGTCGAACCGGCGTGGCCAGCGTGCGGCGATCGCCTCCGCCGTCGCGTCCGATCCGTCGATCGGCGGGGCCACGTCCGGCACGATGTACGTGTCCCACAGGTGCTGCTCGGCAGCGTTGATCGTGGCGATCAGATCGTCGTCGCGCGGCACGTACTCCCACCGCAACCGGTTCCCACCGATGAGACCAGCGACGTAGGCGCCGTCAGCGCCGGTGACCGCGCAGCCGTGCTGGATCTGCAGCTCCGCGTGGTCCGGCACCTCGCCGTCGGCCCAATCGGAGGCCAGCCAGGCGGACGCGTTCTTGATCTCCACCAGGGCGTTCTGCGCCAGGATGAGACCGTCGGGGTTGTACAGCTGCCACGGCCGCTCCAGTGATCTCAGCGTCGGGCACTCGACGATGTCGACACCCAGGCGGCGCGCGAGCTCGGCGCGGATGACGGGCTCCAGCAGGGTGCCCCACATCATCGCCTCGGTCTCGTCGTCCGGCCGCGACTTGCCCGTCTTGTCAGCCCACACGGAGAACGGGGAGCCGTACTTCCCTAGCCCCAGCACGGCCGAGCAGTCCGACGAGCCAATGCCGGTGCGGCGCAACTCGAGCCACTCTTCGCGGTCCTTGTAGTGGCCAGCCAGCTCGGCGTGCTCGGCCCAGAACGGTGCAACGGTCATCGGTAGTCGCCTCCCCCGTAACGCACGTCATCCAGGTCTCCGCACATGCCGACCGACTGGCGGGTGCTGATCTCCGTTGTGGCGCGGTCCATCTCGGATAGCTGGTGGTTGGCCCTCGCCCACTCGTCGGACTCGAATTCGTACGCCATCACCGATTCACCCCTTGCTTGTTCTTCCGATTCGTCTGTCCACCACTCGTCGTTGGCCCATTCGTCGGGGTCCGGGTGGACACGGAAACCCCACGCCAATACCGATGCGGCGGAAAGGATCGCGGCCGTCACGAATAGCGGCATCCACACCGCCAGCCCGATGTAGGCCAGCGCGCCGAACACCCACGCGGCGAGCCACAACGAGCGCGTCACGACGCCACCGCCGATATGTGCCGCCCCACCCGCGACTCCGTGATGGCCTCCACGCGCTCCTGCAGCGCAACCGTGCCCTCATCGGGATTTACGAAAGCCGCGAGCGCCATGGTGATCTGGGCGTATTTCGCCGGATAGCGTTGCGCCAACAACCGCAACTCCTCGAACAGCCGACGAGGGTCGTCGTCGCGGATCTTCACCGCCAACCCCAGCGCCACCTCGGCGACGCGATCGAGGTTCGAGTCCAGCGTCTGGTCAACCACCGGCGGCTTCACTGCGCACCGCCTGGTCTGAGCGACCTGAGAACGAAGGCCAGGTTTCGTCTGAACTCGTCGTACGCCTGCTCCTCCCGGATCTCGGTCTGCAGGTCGGTGACTCGTCGGCTGAACCTATTGGCGCGGTGCCTGCCCCGGTATCGGCGGCCACGCGTCGCGGCAGGGACCGCTGCGACCGGCTCGTGCAGAGCGGCGGCTGCCACCATGGCGTCGAAATCGTCCGGCGTCCACACCGGCTGCAGCGCCGTCATCGGATCGCCACCGATCCGGTTGGCAGCCAACCAGGTTCATCCGGCAGGACCGTGGCGTCGGTGACGGGGTATTCCTCGTAGCGCGCGACGCTGTCACCGACCGGGTAGCCACCCGAGCAGGACCACCGGTAGCACGACACCGGCACGTAATGCGCCGGCGTCCAATACTGCCGGGTGCGCCACCAGCTGCCGTCCGCGTTGCGGGGCGAGTCGCAGATGGTGCGTTTCTGCCCCCAGGCAAGCAGGCCCGGCGCGGCGATCGTCTCGCAACCCACGTTCGGCGAGGCCTTCGCTGTGCCTGCGGCCCACACGGTTCCGACGCCGGCGAGGATCGCGCCGTAGACGATGAGCGCCAGGCCGCGTCGCACTGCTCGCGCCGTCACGCCGACACCGCCGCATTCTCACGGGCCTCGACGAGACGCGCCACCAGGGCAGCGTGAAAATCCAAGACCTGTAACGCCGCTGCCCGGTCCTCGGCGAGAAAGTCAGCGCTGCCAGCGTTCTCGTCCCAGACGATCACGAGCCAGCGTTCGCCGGACGGGTGCGGCATCGCCACACCGACCTGCCTCGGCACCTCGGGCCACTCCGGGCGCTCGACGGTGGCGACCAACGCGCCGTCCTCGCGCTCGTTGATCTGATAGGTAGACTCTGCGGTTGGCACTGGCGTTCCTTTCGATGGGGTGTTGCTGGTGTCGAGGGCTTCGAGCTGGTGACGCAGCACGGGGCCCTACTTCTTGGTGATCGAGTAGCCGGAGAGCAGATCGCTGGCGATCTCGTCGTAGGTCGCGTCGACTGTCATGCCGCGTCGCAGGCAACTGACCTGAATTCCGGTGATGTGGGCAGCGAGGTCCGCGTGACCGACCGAAAGCAGTGCCGCCCGATAGGCATTCACCGCGACCCCGGCGACCATCGAAGGCGTGCAACCGATCAGCGCCGCGTTGTTGTCCGATCGGTCGACCCACTCCATGACAGCCCTGCACGCGGCCGTAACAGCGTCGAAATCGCCTGGCAGGTAAACGGTCCCGTCCTCGTGGATCGGGCGCCACGTGGATTTCCAGCACTCGATCGAGCAGTAGTAACCCGATGGGTACGCGCAGATAGCGACTGCTGCAACAGGATCGGCGAGCAGCTTTCCGCAGGTCTTGCACTGATCAACGGGCCGGGCAGTGGTCTGCTCGTCGCGGACCTGACGGCACTGGTCGGTGATCGGTGAATCGTCGTCGCGGTGGAACCAGTGCGTCGGGCCGTCGGGACTCTCAGGTTCGCCGTACATCTCACGTCCGCAGGCGCAGTACGACGGGCAGCGGCATCCCTCGCAGTGCACCTCGGCGTCGACCACGTCATCGGCGAACTCGTCTGGCACCATCGCGTCAGCCAGCCCGGCCGCGTCGAGATAGTCGCCGGCCTCACGCTCAGAGAAGCCCGAGCGACGTTCCTCGAGCGCCTGGTTGACCGCGTCGATGAAATCGGCTGCGCCACGCATCAAGTCGGTGATCACGGCTTCACCGCCGACCGGTCGCGCCGACCCTCGACGGGTTCCTTGCCGAGGAACTCCAGGCGTTCGCGCAATTCGTCGAGTTCGGCAGTCAGTTCGTCGACGCGGACCTGCAGCTCGTCGCGCTCATCGCGGATCTGCTCGCGGTCCCCTAGCAGTTCGGTGAACTCGCGTGCGATGGCGGCGTTCGCCTCGCACGCCGACCGGAGTAGCGGGCGGAAATTCTCGTGCTCAGCCAGGACCTCGTTGAGTTCCTCACGGGTGGCGTGCAACTCGGCGATCGCCGCGTCGTAGGTGGCCGGGATCGGCCAGTGCCTATACGACATGCTGAGGCGGCGCTGCGCCGGACCGGTGAACGGACGGTGATGCGCCGCAACCGCGGCGGCCAGATCAGTGATGGTCATCAGGCAGCCGCGCCTTGCTCGTGCTCACCGATGAACCGGTCGACCTCGCTGCGACGCACCAACCGGCGGCCACCTACCTGCACCCACCGCAATTCCCCACGGTCGAACAGGCGATAGATGGTTGCCTTGTGAACCCGCAAGACCTCCGCCGTCTCGGGGATGGTCAGCAGCAACTTCTCAACGCGGGCGGTCACATCGCCCGACTGTTGATCCGACACTGAGGTGTCCTCTCTATTTGGTGGTCGCCGCACGAGCGGCTAGGCACTTTGACTAGTGATGCATGCAGCAGTTGCCGCTTCGGCCGGCAAAGAATCGTCGCGGGCCTCGAAGAGGTCCTCCCAGGGCACGTCGAGCCGGGCCGCGATAGCCAGGGCCAAGTCCTCGCTGATGGCCCGCAACTTCCCGGTCTCGATCAGATAGATCGTCGACTGAGTTCGACGGACCAGGTATGCGAGATCCCGCTGGGAGTAATGCCGCTGCTTGCGCCAGCGGCGGACTTTCGCTCCATCGGGGACGTACATCCAGACGTCCTTTCTTCGCTGCGGGGGCTTACGCCGTTGTGATTTAGCCATCATGCGCTCCAATCTTCAGGTTGACAAGTGAAGCGTGCACCATGAACCATCTACTCGTCAAGATGACAACTGGCTACTTTGCAGGTGGGCGTATCACGGAGCGTGATTCACTTGTCACGAAATTTGTGCACGACTCTGGCACGAGTGAACAAGGGGTGATCACCATTACCGACGTGACCGAGAAACCAACGCTCGCAGACCTCGTAGAGGCCGCGAGCACCAAGCACAACGGGGCGTCAGGAAGACGCCTCGCGGACGTCGCAGCCGAAGCGGGCTTCGATGTGTCACACACCACCCTCAACCGAATCCGCAGCGGCACCTACAGCGGTGCCCCAACCACGACGACGATCAAAGCCATCGCCTGGCTCGCCGGCGTCACCGAAGAGGAGGCCTTCAGAGCCGCAGGCCAAAACGTGCCCGGCACACCATTCGCCAGCGTCCTACCTCCCGGCGTCGACAACCTCGGCCCCAGCGAACGCCGCGCAGTCGTCGAAGTACTCCGCGCCTTCACCCAACATCACCAACGGGAATGGGACCGCGGACAGCGCGAGTGGTCGGTCATGACGAAACTCATGGGCAACATTGCGGACTCGCTCAGAGAAACCGCCGATCTCTACGAGTGGGTCGAGACACAGATCCCCGAAGACCAGATCCCGACATTCAGACGAATGATGTCGGCCGCGGCAGGCCCGCTAGTCAGCGTGACCGACTGGTACGGCGAATACGTCGACACAGTGGCTGACGAACTCAAGACCTCGTTTGCTGCACGGGCCGAAATCAACCAAATGTTCACTGACGCAGTTGCCTCATTGCGGCAACTTCAGAAAGGAGACCAAGGTGGCAACACCGTGGAAAATGCGACGGAATCGGATGCACCGGCGACGGACGACCAAAGTCAGGAGGTAGGCACCGTCACGCACCTTCCGCACTGGGGGAAGAGCGACCCGCCACCCCCCGTGATCGACGAAAAGGCAGCGGCATCGACCCGACGCAAGCGGTCTGACGAAGAGGAAGACGACCAAGATGCCGACTGAATCCCATCGGTGTAGTTACTGGTCAGCGACACTTTTGTCGGACCCCAACCCTAGATTCCTGTGAATGTCCTGGAACCCGTGGCGTTGGGTAGGCGAGCACTACCCGCACATCGTCGTGAGTTGCGAGCACCGTCTCCCGAAGCGGGTTGCGGGCATCTGGCGCGACAACACCATCTGGCTCTGTTCGACCCTGAACCAAGCCGAACGGCGCTCGGTGCTGACCCACGAACTGCAGCACCTACAACGCGGGCTCCCCTCCCCTCAGTACCGGGACCGTGAAGAACGCATCGTCGACGAGCTCGCCGCGCGCCGACTCATCGCGATAGCTGACCTGGCGCGCGCCCTGCGATCGACCCGAGACCCCGATGCCCTCGCAGAGGAACTGTGGGTCGATCGGCACACCGTCGAGGTCCGGCTGTCCAACCTCTCCCCCGACGAGACCGCCGAGCTGGAACGCGAGTTTGGAGACGAATGGCTATGGATTCCCTGACCGCCCAGGACCGCGCGATGCTCGACCTGGAGCGCGAGTGGTGGTCGACGTCGGGCGGCAAAGAGACAGCGATCGTCGAACGCGTCGGTCTCAGTCCCGTGCGCTATTACCAGCGGCTCAATCGGCTGCTCGACACCGCGGCGGCACTGGCTCACGACCCCGTCACCGTGAACCGTCTCCGACGGACCCGAGCGAAAGGACGCGCCGATGGCTGAACGTCGGCAACTGCCACCACAGATCAAGCGCGTCGAATTGGAATCGCGCCGCGGCGGCCGGCCGGTCGTGCGGTACCAGCTCACCGTCGACGTCGGCGTCGTCGACGGGAAGCGCAAACGCTTCCGGAAGCGATACCCCACCGAAGCCCAGGCCCGTGACGCTCTCGACCAGATCCGTGGGGACGTCGCCAGGGGCACGTATGTGCAGCCGACACAACGGACCGTGAGCGAAGCGTGTGATGACTGGCTGGCCGGGAAGCGCGCGGCCGACCGAGCAGAGTCCACGGTCGACGGGTACGCCGAGAAGCTGTCGGTGGTGATCGACCAGCTCGGCGACGTCGAGGTGCAGAAGCTCACCAAGCGGCACATTGACGACCTCGTGACGGCGCTGAGGGAGGGCGGACTGACGGCGCCCACCGGGAAACCCCGCAAGCCGTGGTCGCCGCGCTCGGTCAATTACCTGCTCGGCCTGTTGGTCTCGATGCTCGAGTCCGAGCAGAAGCAGGGCCACACGGTGCGCAACGTCGCCGCGCTGGTGGACCGCATCGAGGCCGACCCAGCTCCGCCCGACCCCCTCACAGAGGTGGAGGTGGAGAAGCTGCTAGCGCACATCGCGGGCAACCGCTACGCCATCGCCTGGGAGCTCGCCTTGGCCGGGTTCCGGCTCGCCGAGATCAGCGGCCTGCGATGGAGCGACGTGGATCTAGAAGCGAAAACCGTTGCGGTGGTCAACACCCGACTGCAGCGCGGCAAGAAGAGCATCGAGAAGGCGCCCAAGTCGCGGGCCAGCCGGCGGGAGCTGCCGCTGCCGGATGACCTGTACGTGGCCTTCAAGGCGGCGCGCAAGACGCAGGCCGCCGACCAACTCCGGTTGGGCGGAGAGTACGAAGCGAGCGGCTATGTGGTCGTGAACGAGGCTGGCCGGGCACTGACGCCGAACGCGATCGAGAACCGTTGGGCCCGAATGCTTCAGGCCGCGGGGGTTCGGCATGTCCGATTGCACGATGCCCGCCATACCTGCGGCACGCTGATGCACCTTCGCGGGGTGCCTACCGCGCTCATCTCGGCATGGCTTGGCCACGCTTCGAAGGCGTTCACGCTGCAGACCTATGTGAACCCGAAGCCCGAGGCTCTGGCTATCGCGGCGCAGAGTTTCACGCGGGTTGTCACAAACCGTCACAATTCTGGGTCCTAG